TGATGTCGTCGGTAATCATGCGATTTATAGACATAGTTTCTACTCCTCGTCGAACGTAGCAACAGACGCGCCGTCTGTGGGATGGGTATAGATCGACCACGGGAAACCGCTACATTCTGTAGCGGCGTATCCCATGGCGCGGTATAGGTCGGAAAACGTCGGGGCCTCGACGTCAACGTGAACGCCGTCGGATGCGATGTAGTAGGTCATTGTCATACCCCTATGCGCTCATGTCCCACGCGGGAGGAACGATCCCACGCGCGCGCCAATATGCCCGTTCCGCCTCTCGCTCGATCTGGCGGTCGAAATAGCGTTCGATTGCGAAATACACAACGCTGGCGAGCATTGGGATACCAACGAAGATTGCTACGGCGAGCAGGATACCTTCGAGCATTGTCAGCCTCCTGGCTAGTTGGTGTCTGTCTGACAGGTACCATTATGCCTTACAGGTCTGACAATATCGGTCAGATTAGGCAGACATTAGGTCACGGTTGTGTCACAAAAGAGCTGCTTATTTATCGAACGCTTGTGCTAAATCAGAGAAACCGTTGCGCTGCAACGCATTATGCTAGATCTCGAAAGTTGTTGTCTCGCAACACATTTCCGCATTATGCTATCGCCCGAAGTAGGTCTGAGAATCCGCATTATGCTGCACCCCAAACCCGTTGCGCCGCAACGCATTATGTCGAATCGCGGGTCGGCGCGAAATACGTTGCGTTGCAAGGGTTTCTAACCTTGCGGGGTCGGCTAAATAGTCGTTGTGGCACAACAACTATGGGCGCACTACTCAAAAGCCTGAGCGCGACATTATTTTGGCGCATCATACATAAATAAAATTTACTAACATTTTCTTAAATTTCATATATAACAATTTGATAACGAAATCAAAACGGTCGGGGGATATTAAAAGGTATCCTCTGCATGACAATTAGCACATAGAACATCACATTTGGCTATTTCAGCAATAATTGTCTCAATTCCATAACGGGAACGGTATCTACCTTTGATCATATCGGACGGTTCGACAACTTTTCCATTCTTATCACGATATTTGGTATTAGGATCTCTATGAGCAAAATGAAGCGCTCTTGTATTCTTATTGTATCCACAGCGTCTGCAACCTGCAGACGCTTTATAGATTGTCATTAAATTTTTAATATCATTCATCATAGTGTCCAATCATAAACCATACAGTCATAAGACTAACTACTAGAATTGCTATCAGTAGGTTCATTTCCATCCTCATCTATTGCTAAACTGGGCGGGGGCGACATAAGTTGTCCTTGACTATGTAATTGGATCAATTGCAAGGCATCTTCTCCCTTGCCTAATGAATCCGCAATAAGAATAAGCATATCATAAATACGACCCAGCATAATATAAGTTACGGCACCAACATTTGAATTGATATCATCTACTCCTTCAGACACGATATGTCTCCCATGCTTCATAGGTATGAGGGAAATGAGATTTCACCATTTCCGCCACCGCGATGGCGTACTGTTGTATTTCCCATTGTGCATGGTTATCTAATCGTAATGAAATAAAGTGGAGGAGTGCATTGAGAGAAGCCGTCCATCTCCATCTCACATACATAGCATAAGCAGGAAGAAATAATCTTGCCTGTTCTACTGCTATTCCGTCTTGCATGGCGGCGGTATAGGCACTGATTCCAGTTTCTACAAAATACTCTAAAAGCCGGTTGTGCTTGTCGGAAATATGTGAGTCCACAGGATCACTACTACCTTGTTTTTTATTCTCCGCAGCGCCCCTCCAGTCCCCAGGAATGTAGAACTCTGGCTCTTCGGTAACATATCTGCGAGAAGATTCATTCCAGCCGTTCGCATCATCCACATGTGTGCTAGAAACATGGTGCTTCCACCATTGGCGAGCAACGAAAAGTGGGGCGTAGACTTCAAAGGACATGGAACAATGTCTCAAAACGGAATCATGCTTATGTTCAATAAGATAATTAATTAGTTTAATATCCTTATTTTCTAAGGTATCTACATATTTATCAAAACTAACTCTTGCAGAGTTTACAACATCTAAATCAGAACCCATAACATTAACAAGATTGATATATCCTTTATCTAAAATCTTCACAATTCTCCTTCGGTCAGGGGTAGTGTAGCATTCTATTTTTCGACTTTTCGCTTTTCGAATTCAGCACGATTAAGTATATCTATTCCAGCATGTTTCTCAAATCTTATAATCTTATCTTTATTATTAGGATCAAGGACATAACTTAGATAGTTTTGTTTAGTGTTTAGTTCTACCACTTCACACTCTTTTAGAGCAGACCTATCTCCACCAAACTCATTAATGTCTTCTGCATATAGATGTGCTATTGGAACGTAATCAGTGGGGGCGTAAAATGTCCATCCAAGATTTAATGCCTCTATGGACATAATAAGTTCTTCTTCAAAGAATGAGTAATTGTATGGAATCATTATTTCGTATTCTTCTGCAAATCTTTTATCGGCAAACAACATTCCAGCCGATATTTTTTTATTTAAAATAAAATCATTATCTTTATTCTCTATTCTTTTTTCTTCCCACAAAGGAACAGGTGAAAATTCATTACACGCTATACAATCAGGTTCGTGATCAAATTTTTGTTTTATATATCCTTCAACAAAATTAGATACATAAATATTTTTCCAATCATTTTTTAAATTTGTAAAGTTTTTGTAAATATATTTGTATTCTGGAGGATAACAGGTTATTAACCCCTTTTTATCCTTTAGATATTTTAATTTATCTATAAGAATTAAATCCCAGTTTTCTTTAAACTCGCAATGAGAATCAATCATTAATATGTAGTCTTCTCCGTTATAAAAAGACATTGATTCTTTTCTGGCTATTCCAACACCTTTATAATAGTTTCTATCAAAATTCTTTATTTTTACATTTTTATATGGTAGATCAAACAGTGGGTCGTTCAACTCTTCTTCAAATAAAAAGACAGCCACCCCTATGTTAATTTCATTAAGTTTGCTAGATTTGTTTAAGCACCTAATGATGGTTTTTACCAGTTCACTGTCTTTTATACTTGGTATGGCTACATAGATACTAGACACAACACTCCGTTAGTTTTAATTATTATAAAGATATAATATCTTATATAGAATATATAATATATTTTAATATTTAATATATATAGGAGATTGTACATGTTTAATAAAGAAGAAGCACTACAAGTTACCAAAACGTTATTAACTGTTTTTATTTCATCGGCCCTGGCCGCATTTATCGGTCTTGGTGTTAACATTTTTGATGTTACACTTGAGGGGTGGAAAGGCATCGCTGGAGCAGCCATTGCATCAGTCTTAGTTGCCGGTTTTAACTACTTAAACCCTAAGGATACTAGATATGGAATCAACGGAAAACCTACCAATTGATGATGAGGGCGGACTCCTAGATATGGCTGATTTAGACTCAGACCTTGTAGCCCCTGAAGGATGGAACTTTGAAGAAGATGAATTGCCATTCGATGCCAGCGACAAGGACGATGACTCTGATGGCTAAAAATCCTACTCCTGCTGAAATCAGACAGTCATTCATCGATCACGGTGTTGATGCATCATTTTATTCTGGGTGGGATACTAAAGGAAATGCCTGGACCAATGGATTACAGGCTGTAGTTGTTCATCATACGGCAAATCCAAATTCTGGAAAATTAGGAAACTTTAAAAATATTTTATACTGGTGTGTTAATGCTTACGCCCCCTATGCCGTGGCTAATCAATTGGTTGGTAAAAATGCTGGGGAGAATATGATACTTTGTGGACGCGGCACCTATCATAGTGGTCTTGGTGGTCCCTGGTCCGCAGTAGGAGTCGGCGTAGGGAATGTATTACATTGGCGGGCCTGGGGTATAGAAATAGATGATCCTGGCGTTTCAAATACCATTAATAGTTATCAGATAGAACAGGTAGCAAGAACAATTGCTGCGCTGTGGGACTTATGCGAGTGGCCCGATGACGGATCTCGCATTATAACACACGGAGACTGGACCGACTCTGGACCTTATCTTAAGGAAACAAATTATGGTCCTTACAGATATCGAAAAAATGATACGTTAAGACAATTTTATGATCAAAATTTCTGGCGTAAAGAAGCATCTAAATATAGATTAGGCGTAGAAACCTGGGACGGAACAATCCCAACAAGAAGGGCTGCAACTAAAGCCGCAAATGAAAAAATTAATAATAAGGCTGCTTGGAGATGTGTCTGTAGACTATATGATTTAGGTTTTAGAAAACATAAGCCAAAAGGATTTGGCGGTCAACCATATCCAAAGACAGCAATGATAGCATTCCAAAAGTCTATTGGGCTAACAGGAGAAAACGCATCAGGAATGCCTAATAAGATTACTTGGATTAAATTATTTGGAAAGGATAAACCTTAATTTAATCTGGGAGACAACTGAAAATGGAAAACTGGATAGTGGCTGAAAATATTATTGCAGCGGCTGCAATAATTACTGCAATAACAATTCTTATTGTTGCTTTTAGAAAAACTAGTAAGTTTATTAAAAAAACTGTTCACTTCTTTGATGATTATTTTGGAGAAGAAGAAAGGCCGGGGGTTGAAAGAAGAGCAGGGGTCTCAGAGCGTTTGTCTAAAATGGAATCCTGCCTTAGTAATGTAGATTTGAGATTTAAAACAATAGAATACAAAATTGAAAATATAGAAAAAGAATTGCAGCCAAATTCAGGAACCAGCCTACGAGATGCTATTAATAGAATAGAAGATAGAGTAGAAACTTTAGAGTCTGGAGGATAGAATGTCCGAAGTAGACAATATAATTATTGAATATGATAATCAGATAACAGATATCGATATTCAATATATTAACGAAATAGATAACATTATTGTATCTGTGGGAGATGCTGCTCAAAGTGTTTTTTCAGTAAATAGTCTTACAGGTAATGTTAACTTAACTTCATATGGGACTCTTTCCTCTGGAACATCCTCTGCTGGAATATATTTTCATACATTTACACATTCTTTAAATTATGAAAATCCTATAGTGTTCCTTTATAATCCAGGCAATCAATTAGTATTTTCAGATGTAGAGATAATAGATTCTAATAATGTTACAATTAAAGCAGCAATAGATCTTTCAGGATATAAGGTGGTTGTACAGCGATGACTATGCCAGCATATAACTCTTTTGAATTATATAAGGGAGATACTTTAAGATTTTCCCTTACTTTACAGACAAGTGGTAGTGCATTTAGTATCCCAGGGGGAACAGTATTCTCAGGATCAATTAAGCAGAAGGGTTCATCATCTCCAGTGTCAAGTTTTGATACAGAAATACTTTCAGCATCTTCAGGAAAAGTTTTGTTCACTCTGAGTTCTGAGAATTCATCTCTTCTTGCTGCAAATAAAAACTGGGTCTACGATGTTCAAATGGAAAATTCATCGTCTGTTGTGACCACTCTGATGACCGGAAATATTTTTGTTACCGACGAAGTAACTCTTTAATATACTTTTCTCTTTCTAAACCTAAATATACTTTAGAATTACAAAAAACACACCATAGGCAAACTTTTTCATTTTCATCTACCCATGGATAAATTTCTTTATGAAGTTCATCTACAGGACAAACAAGACTCGGAAGTAATTTTTTATCACTCATCTTTTTATATAAATGAAGTTCTTGTATTGTGATCATGTCGATATAATATCACACATAAAAATCATATACTTTGAAGGAAAGTAGTAGTAGAATTATTAAGGTTACCATCTAGAGATGGTAGCCAATTATATTTATATAACGGAGTGGATATATATGACAGTTTCATTGCCAACAGCCTATCAGCAAGTTATTCATAAAACAAGATACGCAAGATGGATAGAAGAAGAGAATAGAAGAGAGGACTGGCATGAAACAGTTGGGCGATATGTAAATTATGTATGCGACACGTTAATAAAACATAATGACTATCATGTAGATGAATTTACTAAGCAATTAATTCTAGATGCTATTTTACAAACAGATGTAATGCCCTCCATGAGAGGTCTAATGACCGCTGGCCCGGCGCTGGAAAGAGACAGTACATGCTTGTATAACTGTAGTTACCTACCAGTAGACTCACTGAGGTCATTCGATGAAGCAATGTACATTCTTATGTGTGGAACTGGAGTTGGATACTCAGTAGAATCTAAATACGTTAATCAACTTCCAGTTATTAACGAGCATTTTGAAAATTCAAATACCATAATTATGGTTGACGACTCTAAGGCTGGATGGGCTAAGGCTCTTAGAGAGTTAATTGCTCTTTTATATCAAGGACAGGTTCCCTCATGGGATGTTTCTAACGTACGTCCAGCAGGTGCTAGACTTAAAACTTTTGGCGGTCGTGCGTCTGGTCCAGAACCACTAGAAAGATTATTTAAATTCACGGTAGATACAATAAAAAATGCTTCTGGAAGAAAACTAACACCTCTAGAAGCCCACGACATTATGTGTAAAATTGCAGAAGTTGTAGTAGTTGGTGGAGTAAGAAGATCCGCTATGATATCACTTTCTGATTTAGAAGATAGAAACATGGCTGCTGCCAAAGCGGGATCATGGTGGGAGTATAATGGGCAGAGAGCCTTAGCAAATAATTCAGCCGTCTACGACTCAAGGCCAAGCATGGAAGTTTTTATGGCGGAATGGAAGTCACTTTATGATTCTAAATCTGGAGAGCGTGGCATCTTTTCTAGGGATGCTGCTAGAAGAGTTGCGTCGGTTAGTGGGCGTAGAGATATAGGCCATGAATTTGGAACCAATCCTTGTAGCGAAATTATTCTTAGACCGTTCCAGTTCTGCAATTTAACAGAAGTTGTTGTAAAAGAAGATGATACCCTAGAAGATCTTTTAAGAAAAGTAGAGATAGCAACTATTCTGGGAACCTTCCAGTCAACATTCACTAGATTTAAATACTTAAGAAAAATATGGCAAAAAAATTCTGAAGAAGAAAGATTGCTTGGGGTATCACTTACTGGTCAATTAGGACATAAAGTACTTAATGGATCAGAGGGTATGGAAAAACTATCTGAGTGGTTAAACAAAATGAGGGAAAAGGCTGTAGAGGTAAATAAAACTGTGGCAAATGATTTAGGAATAAATCAATCAGCAGCAATTACTTGCGTCAAGCCATCTGGAACAGTATCTCAATTAGTAAATTGCTCTTCAGGTATGCATCCATGGCACAATGAGTTTTATGCACGAACAATTAGGGCGGATAATAAAGATCCAGTTACGACATTATTAAGAGATTTTGGAGTCATGAATGAGCCGGATGTAATGAAGCCATCAGATACTACCGTTTTCACCTTCCCCATAAAGGCTCCAGAAGGTGCTCTTACTAGAAAAGATCTCACAGCAATCGATCATCTAGAACTATGGCTTGCTTATCAAAGAAATTGGACAGAACACAAGCCGTCGATCACAATCTCAGTAAAAGAACATGAGTGGATGGAAGTAGGATCTTGGGTATATAAGCACATAGATGAATTGTCCGGGGTTTCATTCCTTCCATATTCCGAGCATACATATCAGCAAGCGCCCTACCAGGATATAACAGAATCAGAGTATAATGAATTAGTAGAAAAAACGCCGTCCAGTATAGATTGGAATTGGCTTTCTTACTATGAGACATCTGACGGAACTACTGGAACTCAGGATTTAGCCTGTTCTGCGGGTAACTGTGAGGTTGTCGATATCAATAGCGCATGAGGGAGTGTAAATGTCATACAGCAAGATAATCTTGCAAGACTCTGCTGATATTGTTTGGCCGCTGGATGATATTACCCAAAGTTCTTCAATGTCTAAGGCTATAAATTTTTATAATAATAGTGCTTACTCTAATAGTGCCTCCATTTTTATAAATAATACTGATGTTACAGAAACTCCTATAGTTTTTGGAGGAGGGTCTGCTCTTAGATTCATATCCTCTTCAGTTGGCATGTCTGTGCCAGCAATAGGACAATTTTCAGAACTATATAAAAATAAAAACTCTTGTATGACATTTTGGTTTCAAACAGAGTTCCTGTCCTCTGAAGAATATCCCATTTTTAAAAAAAGAGGATCTGATAATGTAGGATTATTTATTAAAAATAATTATTTAATTTTTAGATATGGAACAAGTGCAAGTTATATGGAAGTTCGTGGAGACATTGAAAATCCAGAAGAACCTAATCATATATTAATTGGGAAAAATCCATCGTCAATGGTATTGATGATAAATGGAAATTCTTTTAAAAATAATGAAAATAATTATATTAATTTGGAATTAGACCCTAGTCATTTAGAAAATGATTACATAGATTTTTACGGACCTCCGTCAGAAAATTGGATAATAGATAGTGTCGCTTTATATTCAAATATCCTAAGCACTTTCGATGCTAAAAGACATTATGTATATGGTTTGGGTAAATCTATTGGGGATGATGTATTTCATGCCCGAGGCGGGACACTATATAATTTTTCCACAATAGATACGGAAAAAATATTTAAAATTGACTGGAGATATCCACAGGAATGGCGTCAGGCGGAAGTAAAAGATTTAATAATGACTCAATCTGGCATATCTCCTTTAAATTATGATGAACCAATATTTTATTCTTATAACAATGACATTCAGACTTCATCAAATCAAATATCTTTTATTACGAGCAGCGGATCTACTGTTAATGCGGCATATATAGATATAAGAAGTTTATATCAAAAAATACTTTCAGGACAATATCCATTTTTTGTAAAAGTAAAATTTGATGGAAATTTACCCAAGGTTTTTGAAAAGCAAACGATAATGTCCATTGGCTCCGAACCCAGTGAAGAGATACTAAAATTTAATTTATATAATCAATCTGGCTCATATAAAATTTTAATAGAAACAATAAATGGAAATGCTGTTGATTTTAATATTGTAGATATTGAGAGCAATCCAGAGGCATATATTGGTATGAAGTTTTTAGACAACTCATACTTTTATTTTGCTCAAACAGGAAGTTTTGTTCAAACATCTTCTTTTGCTTTCTACGATGAAAATCTTTATGGACTAGATCCTCTTAGTTACTATTTCCCATTAGATTATCAAAAAATAATTAGGATCGGAAGCAATATTTCTTATGATCAAGATAATTATTCAACCAATCTACCGTCAGTAAATCAATTTTCTGGAACATTCAAATCATTTTCTGTTCTTCAAGATGACTTTTCCGCTTCTTATTCTACGTTTCAAGATTTAGAGTCATATAAAAAATATAGATATAAAATCACATATGATAGCAATCAAAAAAGATTCAAAACTCAAACTTATGGTAATTTAACCTTTAATCTCCACGCTATTGATATTGGTAAATTTAATAATGATGATGATCAAAAACTTTCTGCAAATACTGTTAGCGTTGGCTACCCAGATATTTTATCATCTTCGCAAGTTCTTTTTTATGTGACCCACTACGATTACAGCGGAAGCGTTATATATCCAAAAACTAGATTTTACAAAAATGACACATTTCCATTTATAAATAATAACAATCTTTCTGGAACATACCTAACCTTTGACTTTGAAATGTATTCAGAGGATGCTAACTATTTGCCACCAAGGATTAAATATTTCACTTTTGAGACATATTCCGGCGATGCGGATAAAGTCTCGCTGAGACATGACGACGGAAACAACTATTTATTGTATAATTCATCATCGTATGTATTTCTTCCAGAAATAAGGAAAACCCCTAACATATTTATGACAAAAAATTCTGGAATAAAAATGTTAAATTCGATATCTGAATTTACGGACGATTTTGCAGCAAAGCCATTAGACCCAAGATCTTTAAACAACCTTATATTATGGCTAGATTCTAGATTTACTAATGGATTAAATAAAATAAAGTCGGAAGATGATTCACATGTTAACCGATGGAATGATTTATCTGGAAATGAATTTCATGCGATTCAGAATGATTCAGCATCTGCTCCAATATTTAGACTTCAATCTAAAAATGTATTTACCAATGAACAGTTAGCCGGGGGTGAGTCTGGAAGCGTATCCAATATTATTTCAGTTAATTCATCAGTAGAATCTTCTTCAGATGGTGCTGTTTCTGGACAAAAAGGCCTAAAGGTAATTCCTGATGGAACATCAATAGATTCATATATTTATATGAATAACACTGCCTCTATTTCTATTTATCCTAATCAGAAATATTCTGTTGTCGGGAGTTTAAAGTTATCTAAACCTCAATCTGCTTCATTTTTACATAATTTATCAAGAACAATATCTGTTTATGTAGATGAGGGATCGGGATTAATATTCTCTGCATCATCAAATGCATCAGATAATTTAACAGGAATATATGATTTATACACAGAATTTACAACATCTTCTTCAGCAATATCCGCAGAAATAAGATTTTATAATGGCTCATATGATATTAATGACTTTGTTTACTGGGACAATCTAGGTCTTTATCCTTCTACAGGATCAGTTATTACATCGTCCTGGGTCTTCCCACTTTCCACTGATTATGATATGCCAGTAGTTAAATTTAATGGAACGCAGTTCATGGAATCCTCCGCTTCATCAAATCAGCCATATACATTATATATTGTTGGAAGAATATTTAACGACGGCGGCATATTTGAGTCCGCATCAGTTTCCATATATTCTGATGGAGGATATATATATGCACAGGCAGAAACTTCTGCATCAGTATCAAATTATGATAATAGTTTTCATATTTATACCATAACTGCCTCTTCCGGTTCAAGTTCTATATATATGAACAATGTTAAATTGTATGAAAATATATCTAATCAATCAAATATAGAAAGTATTATTTTAGGGAAAAGTTCTCAAGGATCATTAAATGGAGATATTTCTTCCATTGTTTTATTTAGCAATAGCCATGATGATCAAACGGTACTGCTTGTTAATAGTTGGCTGAATGAATCTTTTAATTTATCCAAAGGAATAGATTTTTATTATCTTCCTTAATGTATAATAAATTTTATGGCCATCCCTCCAATTAGATCACATGGAAATTCAGGACACTTAGAAGACCACAATAATATTAGGTCTACCTTAACAACCCATGACTCTTATTTAGATCAGGGTGTTAAAACTACTGATCAGCCAGAATTTTCTGGTGTAAATTTTGGCCAGGTAATAAACAGTTCATCCACAATTAACGTTAGCAGTAATTTATCTACAATTCTTGATTCTTTTCCAGCATCTTCATACAGATCTGCTGAATATATAATTCAAATGAATCAGGGAACTAAATATACTTCAGTAAAATGTATGATAATTCATGATGATACAAATGCAGGAATCTCTGAATATGGAAAAATAGAGTTAGGCGGATCTATTTCATACACACTCGCCGCCGATATTTCAGGGGCTAATCTCGTCCTTACAGTAACAGTTCCAGACGGTGATGTAACCAGTGTGACTGTTAAATTGTATAAGATAATAATAAAGATATAATGCTATAATTTAATTAAATCCAATACTTGTGAGGTTTCACTATGGCTACTGTAAATAAAGACTTTGTTGTTAGAAATGGAATAGTTGCTGGAGAAGAGGTACAAGGTACTCAACTAATATCCACTACTTCATCAAACCCTCCATTGGTAGTAACCTCTTCCGCCAATGTCACTAATTTAAGCGCTGACTATGTTGATGGTCTAGACTCTTCTTATCTATTAGATTGGTCAAATACTACAAATAAGCCAGACCTCACCATCACTGTAGAACTATCTGGCGGCCTTGTTGGAACAGGCTCTGCAACATTTACAGATTTACAAAATGGAACAATAGTTATTCAGGATGCTGGAGTTGCTTTAGATGCAGTAACCTTGGGAGTAGAAACTTTTGGGGATTATGTAGAGTCAATCCAGCCTGGAAATAGCATTGTCATTAGCCATACATCGGGAGAAAGTGCTAGTCCAACAATTTCTACTATTCAAGATATTTCTTCTGGCGCTAGCCCAACTTTTGGCGCATTATATATTACAGATATATTTACTGTAGGAAGTTCTGCTTTAGTTAATAACCTTAATTCGCAATATTTAAATGGATATACAGTAGAGCAACTAATTGGAATGTCTGGAGTACAGTCTGTTATTGGAACTGATAATGAAGTTACAGTGTCAGCATCTACCGGAAATATTCAGGTTGGCCTACCGGATAATGTCACTATTGCAGGGAGCCTTACAGTAGGAGAAAATCTTATTGTGACAGGATCTTCTGTCATTATTAATAGCACAGTCGTTACCATCGACGACCCAATCTTTACATTGGGAGGAGACACAGACGGAATTGATGACGGTAAAGATAGAGGTATTGAATTTAAATGGAACGACGGAACTGCTAAATTAGGTTTCTTTGGTTTCGATGACTCCACCGGAAAATTTACATTTATTCCAGATGCTACCAACTCCGCTGAAGTATTTTCCGGTACTAAAGGAGAGATTGATGCCAATGTAGACTGGTCAAATATTCTTAATATTCCAGACCCAACAATTACTTTAATCGGTGATGTTTCTGGTGGAGCAACATTAACAGATCTTGGCTCCGCAAGCATTACAGTTACAGTAGAAAAAGACTTTAACTTAGTATTCACTGGCGATGTCACAGGAACAGGAACAGTAAGCAATCTAGACAGTGCAAGTATTACTCTTACTATTGCTGCCGACTCCATTGCTCTTGGAACAGATACCACTGGAGACTATGTTGCTGGAATTTATGGAACTGCCGATCAGGTTCTTGTTGCAGGTTCTGGTGGAGAGACAGCATCAGTTGTTCTTAGCCTTCCACAAAGCATAGGAACCACATCTACACCAACATTTGCTGGTGTAGATTTTGCACATGCTACAATTACAACTTCTACTGTTACAGTAACTGCAAACGATACTCCAACAACCATAGATTCATTCAGTGTATCCTCATTCACTACTGCAGAATATCTTTTACAAGCAAAACAAGGTACTAAAATGACTTCTTCAAAGGTCCTTGTCTCTTGGGATGGAACTAATGCATATATAACTGAATATGCTATTGTAGATAGTGCCAATGGTGCCGCAAACATAATTTTGACCGCTTCAGCGTTCAGCGGTGGATTATTCTTTAAAGCGGAATCTCCTGATGCTGCCACAACAAATGTTGATATCAAGGCGGTAAGAACACTGATAGACTCTTAATTTAAAAAGGACGAGGGGATAGGGAACCTTGGCGACACAAGATAAAGATTTTAAGGTAAAGAACGGCCTTCAAGTTGGCGGTCCTACAAATCTTGTTAATTATACCTCTTCATCCCCATCTAATCCGTTTATAGGACAACTATGGATTAGTGCATCTAGCCTTTATGCTTGGAATGGTTCAGAATGGAATTTAGTCGGTGATGGTAATACTGGTACTAGTCCATCTGGAAACTTTTTAACAGAAGAATCAGCAGCCTCAGCATATTTTAGAATATCATCAAGTGTAAACAATTTTGGCACTATTAAAACCCTTCCGCCAACGGAAGATGTTATAGCAGATTTAATTACCGATGAATTAACTTTTGCGGCGGAGAATGGAATCATTCTTAATGCTACCGCCTCTGCTGATAAATTAACCATATCAACTAATGCTACTTGGAACAATACCGCCTCCGCAATTGTTATGCGCGACGGTGAACAGTCATTTGATATTACAAGAATAGACTTTAATACCTCATTAGAGCCAGGATTTTTAGAGCCAGGACAATTAGAGTGGAATGTTGAAGAAGGAACTCTAGATCTTGGAATGTCTGGAAGTGTTGTTCAATCTATTGGCATGGAGTCTTACTTTGCTCCTGTAAAAAATAATTCTGGTGTATTAATTCCTCATGGCTCTATTGTTATGGCTACAGGGGTTATTGGAGATAGAGTAACTATTGCTAAGGCAGTAACAAATGGAACGGTGGGTCCAGAATATATTATTGGTGTAGCCACCCAAGATATTCCTGATGGATCAGAATATGGTCTGGTAACCACCGATGGAATTGTTCGTGACGTTAATACCGCCAGTTATGCTATCGGAACAATCCTTTACCCAGACCCAATAAATCCTGGTGGGTGGACAAGTACAAAACCAACGTCTCCAGCAATTAAAACATCTCTCGCAATTGTTTTAAGACAAGAAGCAAATACAGGGAGAATTTATGTTCGTATGGATAATGGATCAGTTTTGGGCGGAACAGACTCCAATGTTGAATTCACAACATTATCCGACAACGATATTATTACTTACAGTCAATCATCATCTTATTGGACTAATCAAGGTTTAGCCGCCGCGATTCAAGAAGTTGACGGAGAAGGGTCAGGAATAGATGCAGATACATTAGATTCATTTCATGCATCATATTTTATAAACACTTCTTCTGCTACTCAAATAAAAGAAGGAAATTTAAACATACATGGAGTACTTTTTGCTCATGATCTATTTGTTACTGGATCAACAGTATATCTTAATACAACATCATTAGAAGTTAATGATCCAGTTATATATCTTGGTCGAAGTCAGTACACTTCTGATATTTTAGATATAGGATTCATTGCACCATATGGAGATATCAATTCATCATCTGCAGCGGGTCAACATAGTCATACCGGATTAATTAGAGATCATTTGGATAAAAAGTGGAAATTATTAGCAAATGCAGATCATCCAATAAACGATATTTTTGATTTTAGTTCTCCTAGTGTTACTTTTGCAACTTTAGTAGTTAATAATATTGAAGTATCATCAAGCGCAAAGTCAATAAATTTAAATGCAGAATTCCTTGATGGATATAAAGCAGAATATTTTCAATCAGCAGAAACAGCGTCAGTAATATATTTAAGTAAAACAGACGCATCAAATATTTATTTAGGTATTAATAATACGGCTAATCACGCTCAGACAGCATCATCAATAAATTGGACCGGAATAACTGATGCCCCTAGTTTCTTAACAGAAAGCACAGCATCATCTTTATATGCAAGTAATCAAGATTTTAATAATCTTATGGTAGCAACCCATATGGGAATTTACTAACATGAATGATATAATCTATAATAAAGTGGAGGAGGTTTAAATGTCCGTTTTTGATTTAAAGGAACTGGTTGCTGCCAGGGATCTTCCAGGTACAGCAAGTGCATTATATGTCGTTCCTGCCTCCACAACATCTATAATAAAGCAAATATTAATTTCAAATACAACTGGAGCAGATTTAGATGCTACATTATATTTTGTTCCAAATGCAGGATCACCCTCAAATTCAAATAAAATTTTCCCGGAAATATTAGTATCAGCAAATAACACTCTTAGCATTGAAATTAAAAGTGTTCTTCCAACAGGATCTTCTATTCATGGGTTCGCAAGTGCTTCAGCATCCTTAAATATTCATATTTCAGGAGTAGAGGTTTCTTAATGTCGATACAAGATATTGTTCCTACTAACTTTAATGGTCGCGGAGGGTTGGCGGTATATGGCCCAGGGACTGACGGAAATGTAATTATTACTGGAACGGTTGTACTTAACAGAGACATGTATTACAACAATCTAACTGTGCTAGGTTCCGCCCAACTTGATACAAATGGTTATAGGGTTTTCGTTAAAGATACCCTAAATATGGCTGATTCTTCTGCTGTTATTGGAAGATTGTCAGACAAAACTTCTGCGGGAAGTATTTTAGGTGGCGCTCCATCAGGAATTAAAGCGTCCGATACTCTTGGAGGCGACGGAGGCTTAAACCCAGGAGAAAACTTTTTTGGAGAAGCAGAATTTTATAATTTCTCTCAAGCAATCGCTGGCTATAAGTTTGATGCGGTAGAAGGAACTCTTAGATTTCTTATGGGTGGATCTGGCGGTGCTATAGGGGAAAGTGGATCTGCGGGACAGTCTGGATCATTTACTGCAGGGGAATTAGGTAGTCCGGGAAGTCCAGGATCACCTGGATCTAGGCCGGGATTTGAATATACCGTTGGTGCATCCGGTGGCATGGGGTCTTCAGGGTTTCCAGGATCTGCTGGATCTCCAGGGTTTGCTGGGCTAGGTGGATCTGGAGGATTAGGAGGAGACGGTGGTGCAGGCGGTGGAGTCGTAATAATTTCAGCAAGAAATATCATTGGCTCTGGAATTATTAGAGCAGATGGAGAATCTGGTTCTCCAGGAAATCCTGGTGGAATAGGAGGTCCAGGTTTTCCAGGTCCACCAGGCTCCCCAGGAAGTCCTGGGGAGCCTGCACCAGATTTCTACAGCGCATCATATTTATACGTTTCAACTCCAGGATATAATTATTCAGTTGAATATTCTTTTACTAATCCAACAACTGGAGGAAATGCGGCTACTCTTTATAATTCTCCAACACAGCCAGGATATAATTTTATAGGATCACAAGGAACTTTTGCATATAATAGTCCAGTTTTATCATATAATAGACCATTTTATTCTTACAATAGAGTAACTCTATACAATAGTCCAACAGCATATATATACAATACTCCTGCATACAACCGTCCAACAACTGCATATAACAGACCAACATTTAATCCTCGTACTCCTGGTCCAGCATCTGTCAGATGGAGGCCCAGTAACGAAAACCCCGGAACTGCCTTTACAGTTCCGGGAAATCAATTTTTCCTTACTTTTCTTGGATATAACCCAGGAACGGTATATTACACCCCCGGACCATCTTATGAGGTAATAGGAAATACATTCTATACTGCTGGAAATATCTATGCATATATTGCATATTTTCCAGCATTTGGATATTATTTTCAACCTGGAAATTCATACACTGTATATAATACAATAGTTCCAGGAAATACTTCTTACGCCTATAACACCGAGTTTGAACCAGATCAGTTTTCCATACAACCGGCTGAATATTTTGCAGGAGGTGCCGGTGGCGCTGGTGGGTTGGGTGGTGCAGGAGGAATAGGTAGCGCCGGTCTTCCAGGTTCTCCAGGTCTTAACGGATATTCTGGCGGCGGAGGGGTTGTTCTTGTTGTAACAGAGTCAAATATTCCAGATAGTATAGAGGTTCGAGCCGCTGCGGGCACTGGTGATGCTGGAACACCAACCTCTGGCACTGTAATAATTATTAAGAATGAGGCCATAGATAATGCCAATTAAAAGTTATGCATCAGACGATAGAGTTTTTCCAGACCCTATATATGGATCTGGAAAAGACGGTAATTTTACCGCATCGGCAAATTTTTCATTAACAAGAGATATGTATTGGAATAATTTAAAAATAAATAATGGAATACATATAGATACTAATGGATATAAAATCTTTGTAAGAAATAATATGATTTTTCTAGGTTCATCTAGTCAAGATCCAAATACAAGTGTTGGTTTAATTAATGGATCGTCTCAGGCAGGTTCAATATTTGGCGGCGGGACAGCATCAGTTTCTAATAGTTTAGGAGGGGATAGTGCCAGTTATTCTTCTATAGAAATTGATTCTTCTTTTGGAAGTGCATCATATTTTTATGATCCAAACCTGGCAGTTGATGGATACATATTAAATGCATCTCAGCAATCTGCTTTGGGTGTTACCGGAGGCGCTGGCGATGGAACTAATCCTGGCGGCGGAATTGTAATAGTTTCGGCAAGGAGAGTCAGCGGTAACGGAACAATTTATGCATCTGGATTTAATAATGGATCTTTTTATACTACAGGCGGCGGTGCTATAATTTATTGTTCTTCTAGGGAAAAGCCAAGCGGCATAGATTTTGATGTATCTGGATATGAAGATGGGAGAATTCTACAATTTGTAGTATAATAAAATGTTAAGATATCTTTATATTCCAGAAAATGAGGATCTAGATGAACATATTAATTTTGCCGTTCATAATAATTTTCATCAAATTATTCATGGGGAGTCAGATATAGTTTCTGGGCTAATAAAAAATATAGATTCAGTTCAGGAAATTAATATACCAGAATACAGAATGCTGGATAATGATTTCTTAGTGTTTCATGAGTCAGAAGATTTTAAAATAAGATTTATTGATGAGTTTGCTATCAATAGCGGTTATGATGAGTTAACAATAAATCTTTATCAGTTAGATGAAAATAATTTAAAAAATAAAAATTTTATTTTATCTAAAAAAATGAATAAAATAAATAAAGTTTTTTATGAAATAGATTTATCAATAGATAAATTTGGAGAATATGAATTTACAATAGTTTCTGCTGTAAATAATAAAGAAGATAAAATATTGTTTACAGATAGAATAATTATTTATAAACAATACAAGGAAGATAACTCTGCTGATGATAAATTCTTTTTCACGGGATAGTAAAGAAACTATTTTATATCCAGGAGTTGTTGCATATAATAATGTTTATGATATATCAATAAATGACATTGAGGATATCGTTTCTGTTCATAATCATATTAATAAATACCCAGAATATTATTTAATAGATAAAGTCAAAAATACCTTTTTTTATGGATTAGACAAAATTAATAAAAAAGAAACAGCGGAAAATATACAAAAAGGTATAATGTATTACTTTGCTAAATATTGCGATATTTATGAAGAAACTATCCACAGTATTCAGTGGCAAGAAAATATATTTATTGACATAGAACTGTCTGGTGAGAAATCTTTTATTTATAATCCTAATAAATCATTCCAGGATGAAGAAGGTAATATAAATAACACCCCCTTTAGCAGACAGGTTGCTGTAGAAATTTTAATAGATGATGATTATTCTGGCGGGGTTATAGAGTGGGAATATTTAAATAATTTAAAGTATGTTGATTGGACTAGAGGAACTATATTATTCTATCCTGCGAATTATTTGTTTTCTAAAAAACATAATACTATAATAAGGGGTAGAAAAGTAGCACTTACAACATTTTTCAACGGGGGAAAAGATTTTCTTGCCGAAGAAAATGGTCTGGAGGAGAATTCAAATTTACTGTTCTCCTATTTAAGATAGGATAAAAAATGAGCTTAGTAGAAACTCAAAATACAATTATTTTACCTGAAAATATAAAGGTGACAGAATCATCAGGGGCTATAGATTTATATGAAAATATTTTTACAGAAGAAATTTCTAAAAAACTAATTGAAGCATTTGAAGAAGCAAATAATAACCCCAGTTGCCCCATTAAATATTCTAATGCGTTAATCGGGGACGGTAATGATGGTGGAAGTGTAAGATCTAATCTTACCATGTCGATATTTGAGCATAACGATATACACAACAATCCATGTTTATGTCAAATAAATAGTGCCGTTCAGTTTATTAAAGATCAATTGTCACTTTTTGTCAGACATTATTGTATTAAATATGACCTAGAAATAGCATTTGATGAGGGGTTGCAGGTGTTAAAATATTCACCGGGAAGACAGTACAAGGTTCATACAGATTATGGACCTGGGGTGGAGCATAGAGTTCTTTCTGGACTTATATATATAAACCCTGGCGAATATGAGGGTGGGGGAACATATTTTAGTAATTTTAACCATACTGTTAACCCAGATTCTCCAGCATTAGCACTTTTTCCATCTAATTATGCCTATAGACATGCCGCTAGGCCAGTTTTTGATGGATATAAATATGCTATAGTTACTTGGTTTGGCCCTCCCTGGGCGGTGAATCGTTGGCAAAGATAAAAGATCCATGGATAATAGATAAGTTCTTTAATGATAAAGAATATTCTAAAATAATGTCTATAGCAAACTCTATTCCTAAAAATCTTTGGAACTTTGAGCCACTTCATAATAGATATGTTAATGAAAATGATTGTTGCGATAGAATCGGCTTACTGAATATGGATCGGGCTAGGAAAGAGTTTGATAGTGACACTCTTCTACATACATATTCTCTTTTAGCATATTACAATCAATATAATTCTAGGTTAGAAAATCATAAAGATCAAAACGCCTGCACCTATACCTTTGACATTTGTTTGTCTTCAAAAGAACCTTGGCCGATTATTGTAGAGGGTAAAGAATATATTCTTAAAAATAATCAGGCGTTATGTTTTTACGGAGAAGATCAATTTCATTCAAGACCAGAATTTACCGAAGGCAATGAAGTCTTAATGTTATTCATGCACTTTGCTGAGCCAAACCACATGTTCTTTTTAGATTGTGAGATAAAATAATTATGAATATACCAATGAAATATGAGCCATATGAAGGAACTATTTTTAATACAAATGGTTATAAAAATTCAAGAAAATCAATCTTTATATCTATAGTTTCTTATAAAGATCCGTATATTGTAAGAACAGTTAACTCTATTCTTAAAAATGCAAAAAGGCCAGACAATATATTCATATCAATCGCACTTTCTGATAATGATTTAAATTACGATTATATAGCAACTGAACTTATGCATATCTATGAAAATAATAAAAATAACATGGATATAGAAACAGTAGAATTAAGTAATAAACTTACTTTCGGACAATTAAAAAAAATTGCCGATTCAAAATATAATAAAGAAGATTATTATATGTCCGTTTCATCAAGAAGCGAGTTCGACCCACACTGGGACAGTATATTAATTAAACAGTTTACAGAAATAGAAAACAACATGGGGCCAAAAAATGTGATTACAGCAGAGCCAAGGAATTATTTACCGCATGATGATGTTGTTAAAGGTTTTGTATATTTTACAAACCATAAAACAAAAATGTCTATGCAAAGAGAAGAATATGATGGGTCAAGGATACCAGTATCAGGATATACAGAGTTTGTGAATGATAATAATAAAAACTTTGATCAATCTCAAGAAGAAGTCGGTTCTGATATTAGTCAGTATTTAATAGAAAAAGAAAATGTAAAAATAGATGATGAATTTTTAAAAACATTTCATTTCCCCAGATTTAATAGTAGAAAGTTTATTAAAGATGAATATATTGCATTGAGTACTGGACTATCTTATAAATTTATTTTCACTAGTGCAAAAAATTATATTAAAAATAATTCATTTCCAAAATCACTAGTTGATGAAGGTCAGTTTAATTTTTATTCATTTATTAATTTTATAATTAATGATTTTAATGTAATAACGCTTAGATTCATACCAGTCTATCAATTATACGAAGATATTAGATATTCCGGGGAAAATCAAAAAAGTCCATCAGATTTATATAATCTAGAAGATTATTTACAGTCAGAAGGAATAAATGAAATAAAAAGAATGCTAGAAAAAAATGTTTATGATGATGAAAAATTTAATATTTTATTATCTATAGACTGGGAAAAACTAAAATTTAAACCTAGGTCAATATTTTCCAGCAACTCTTTTGTAGATGCTGTAAATAGTTTTATATCGTTATACAATTTTTCAACCTATGAAAATTCTTTACATTGGAATAAAAAATGTTAGATAAAAAAATAAATTTTATATTAACAGAGAGTGACTTAAACGGTGTAGCAGAATTTCCTAGCCCAGCAATTAAGAATTTACCAGAATGGTATAAAAAAACTAGCCCCTATGTTGATGGTGAAAAAACTTATTCTTCTGGAAATGCAAACGCCACAATAAAAAAATGTATCCCCGTTTTAGACGCACTGTCTACTGGATATATTATAAAAACATGGACGGACGTTCATTTTTCTGAAAACAGTGTTACATGGAGCCTCACCGATCCTAGAATACCTGCAGTAGAAGGTCATACAATAGATCAGTTACCATACTATCCAATTCAATCTTTTTATAAAAAAGAAGCGTTTAAATGGACAAATCCATGGAAAATAGAAACGCCAAAAGGTTATAGTTGTCTTTTTATAACTCCGATAGGACATCATTTACCATTTAAAATAATAGAGGGTATCGTTGACACAGATGAGTTCCCATTAACAATAAACTTCCCATTTTTTTTAAATAATAATTTTACTGGAGTTATACCTTATAACACACCAATGGTTCAAGTAATACCGTTTAAACGAGATTCTTTTAAATCAGATCAAAAAGAATTTAAAGAAAAAGAATATAAAAAATTAAAAAACTTTCATCATAGAACATTCATTAATAGATATAAATTAAACTGGTGGAACAGGAAGGAATTTAAATAATGTTTAAGAGAAATAAAAAGGTAAAAAAAGAATATAACGATATATCTTTTGTTGCAAGAAATGAAACGATTTTTGATATTTCTGATGCACCAGTTCCTGCAAAATTATTGCTTCCAGAGTGGTACAAAAACATTCCAACTCACTTTACGAAATCTCCACATTTCGTTGAGGGGTCTGGAAACCATAACTCTACTTTAAAGCACTGTATGCCATTTTTAGATAGTTGGACGATTGGATATATAATGACACTACCGTGCGATGTATTTGTGGAAAAAAATTTCGATGGAAGTAGTGTTAGCGTAAAAAGTCATGACTATTTTTCAATAGTCGGTAGCAGAGGTCCTTCTAATCATCTATCAATGCCCGTACCAGAAGATTATTACCAAATTGAATTTGTATGGCAAACTGCATGGGAGGCAAATACTCCAGAGGGGTATAGTTGTTTATATACACATCCTATAAATAGGCCAGAATTACCATTCTATACCTTATCTGGAGTGATGGACACGGATAAATGGTGGGTCACAGGGAACCATCCATTTTTTATTAAAAAGGGGTTTGAAGGCATAATCCCAATGGGAACTCCAATGATGAGTATTATTCCTTTTAAGAGAGAAGATTGGGTTAGTGATAAAAGATTTATGGAAGAAAAAGAATATAATGTTTTGCAGGCTAAAGTAAGAAGACACGCAAGTTCTGGATATAAAAAAGAATGTTGGAGTAGAAAGGATTACTCATGATAGTTGAATGGATTCCCCAGAGTCAATACGCATCAGATTATATAGATCCACCCAAGCCTGCAAAAAACTATATTCCTGAATGGTATAAAAATTTACCTCCCTTTGCTGGAGGACATACTCCAACAATTAGTTGTGAGAGAGCAGATTCAACTGAAAAAAATTGTATGCCTCTTTTAGATACATTTACAACAGGATATATACAAGAGGCCTGGTGTGATATAAGTGTCAGGCTTGATACCAATGGAAAAATTTCTATTAATGCTTCCAGTCAAGTAGAAAATATTATTCTATCTAGAGGGGGTCCTAATAGAATTATCCCAAAGGATAAAAATTATTACTATAATCCAGATGATCATTTAAATTGGTACACTCACTGGGAACCAAGAACTCCAAGAGGATGGTCTACATACTATACCCACCCATTAAATCAATATGATCTTCCATTTAGGACAATCGATGGAATAATAGATACTGATAGATGGTGGATTGGAGGCAGTGTTCCATTCCTATTAAAAAATGGATTTGAGGGGATTATTCCTAAAGGAACCCCTTTATATCAAATGTTTTTCTTTAAAAGAGAAAATTGGAAATCAGAGATCAGGAAATATGAAGATATAGAAAAAGAAAGAATGAAAATCCATAAAAGAGTTTTTGATCATTTTTATGGAGGATATAGAAAGCATATGTGGGTCAAAAAAAATTATGAATAAAATATTTATGTGCGTCCCAACAATGAATGATTATGAATATCTTTCAACTGTTGAGCGGGCATATGACTATTCGTCTAATCCAGACGATATTTCTATAGGCACCACAATATTTTGGAAGAGTAATGATATAAAAGAAAACTCTAAACCATTTTTTCATCATATAAAAAATGGTTTGGATAATAATTTTAAAAAAGTAAAATATGATATACAACCATGGTTTTTATACCCTGGTGTTGGTCAGGGGAGGATTGCTCCAACAAAACATTACAATAATGAAAAATATTTTTTATCAATAGACTCGCATACTGATTTTGTACAGGGATGGGATGAACAACTTATAGATCTGTATGAAAATTCTAGAAAAATTTTTGGTAAAAGAAGAGTAATAACTACATATTTAAGTTCTTATAAAATTAATGAAGAAGTTGGTGAATATTTCGATGGAGATAAAACTATAAAATCTAAAAGAGACGTAGCCAATAGATGGCAGTTCTTTGATTTTTATAAAAAATTATCTCATGATTTAGTAAATTCTACAGTTTTTCCCTTTCCCAACGATAAAGATATGAATAAAGAATCAATAAAAATCTTTGAAAATAAAATAATAGATAATGAGTACCTACCAGCAAAAAAAATTGCTGCACATTTTTATTTTACAGAAGCAGATCCATGGCTAACAAAATATAATATTAATTTAGATAAAGATATTAAATTCTGGGGAGAAGAATTTTATCAATCGGCCCTCTCTTATGCAAGAGGATATAATTTAGTATGGATTAAAACACAATTATTTTTTCATTTATATGATGTTGTAAATTCTAGAAAATATGAAGAAAAGCATGAAGAAGGTTACACATCCTTTGAAGAAAAATTATATTTTTATAACAATTATATAAAAAACTCAGTAGATTATAATTTAAATAAAATAAATTCTTGTTTATCAGATGATTTAATAAATATGAAACTAATAGAAAATAAAGAAAAAGTTTTTGGATATCTTCCACGATCAATTCAAGGATTTTTATCTTACTCTGGAATTAATATTGTAGATAAAAAAACATCACCATGGTGGGAGGTTCCAAATCTTAATGTCGTATACAAATAATGTTTATATACCCTATGTAGATGGTTTTCATGAAGAAGAAAAATTTTTATTTTATAAAAAATATTATAATGATATCGGGTTTAATGTAAAAAAAGCATCCTACGATTTCGATAAAGACATTAATTATATTAAACTAATCAATGAAACTATTAAAAATGAAGAAATATTAATTTTAATAGATTATATTATAATTCCACCGTTTTCATTACATCAATCTATAGAGTTATGCAAAGAGCATAAATGTTTTATAAAACCATCAAATAAAATGTATATGATAAAAGAAGAAAGTCAGATAAATAAAATTATAGATTCAATGATAAAAGAAGAAATATTAGAAAATTTTTACTACGACTACCATATGTCCTATAAAGTATGGCCATTAGACGGATCTTTGATAGCACATAAAGATTCTTTTAATATGTACGCAGAGAAAAATTCTTTGATCGACGGACCACTAGCGTATGACTTTGACATTTGCTATAAACAATATATTTCTAACGCATTGATGTTTTTAGAGTCAGATTCTTATAAATTTGATCCAATTCAGGCAAATCCTAACAGTGAGGTAATGTTTGTTTATAAAAATTATCTGGAGTCTTTGATTAATTTATTTGGTTTCTCTAATAAAGCATATTTATATAAAAATCAGATTATAGAAGAACTTGATCATGAATTATGTAAAAATGTTATATTTAACATAGAAGAATATTTTTCTTCTGGAAGATACATATAATAGGATATAATAACAATATGATCAAATATCTTGGTTCAGTCGGTTGTTTTGTTAGATTAAATGATGATACAGATTCTTTTTATAATTTTTTAAATATATTTTCGTCATCTTCTAACTCAAAATTACTGTTTTCTGCCAGTATTAATAATAATACGGGTCAACTAGTATTTGACGATAGTATCGTAAATTGTTACGTTAACGGACAATCAGGATCTTTTATTTCTCAAGGTAAATGGTCTCATTTAACCTTCACCTTTCCCGAAAAATTATTAACTTCCAGCAATGATTCGTTTAACATTCGTTTTGGAGACTACTCTGGAGCAAATTTTAATATACAAAATCTATATATTATGGATTCATCTTTGTTGGACTCAGATCCACAATATTTACATGAAGAGTTTACAGGTGCTGGAACAGCAAAACTAGTGGTATCAGATACAGCGTCATTTTCTATTAATGTTATAGACTATGTAGAAGATAATTTTATTTCGGCATCCAGTGGTATAGTTTATCAGCCGATTAAAAATCAGTCCAGATACCTTTTCGATGTTAGTGTCGCTAACGAAGAGAGTCTTTTAGAATATGTTTCTGCATCTGTCCTTATCAATGATGATCTTTTTATCGATGGATTTAATATCACTGAAGGGGATAAAGTTTTATCAATAACTGATAATCAAATTTATGAATTAAGTGCATCATCACAATTTATCCCAATTAGTAGTTCAGTAGGAGATTTTGTAAGAATTCTTTTTGGCTCTAGATATGGAACAACATTCTTTTTAAAAACAGATTTAGGGTTTATAAATACCCCCGCAGTACAAAAAGTTACTACTTTTGTGAACATTTTCGATACAAATAACCCTTAATATGATATTATTTGGTACATGGGATTACAAATAGTACAAGATCCGTCTAACTATGGAGTATATGTTTGGCTACTTCCAGAGGGTGGAATCTTTAAAGATGACGATGATAATGTTTTAAACATTCCTTCTATGCGTGGAGACATTGAAAAAATGGCTGAAATTAGAAAGGCTGCTGCACATTATGGTCAGCCGGAAGGACAGGCTGTTTTTATTCCAGGCATAGGTCGTGTGACAGAAGAAGAATACCAAGAGGATAAATATCGTATGGAAAATGGACTCCTAACATATGGAGATACTGGAGCGTGGAGAGATGCAAAACGAACAAGAAGATCTTTGGATCGATAGCGTTCACATAGGAAAGTCTGTATCATCAGACAATCCAATGCAACCAGAGAAAGATGATTTTAAACAGGATGCAGATAGCATCTTGCAACTTAACGGATTGTCTCAAAATTTTAAAAGATCTGCTCGTAGAAAATTAAGCAAAGCGCTTATAACTGCCGGGGGAGAAATTGTTACAGCAGACGATAATGTTTATGCTGGAGATGAAGCAACCTCAAAACAAATTATTCCAGATAAGTACGGGTATGGAATATTTGACGTTGTAGAGCCTCAATATAATTTAGGGGCTTTAGCAAAAATATATGAACTTTCCGCTCCAAACTATTCTGCAATTAATGCAAAGGTTGCAAACATAGTTGGTCTAGGATACGATTTATTGCCTAAATTGGAAATAATACAAAAACTTGAAGAGATAAATGACCCAGACCAATTGGCAAGAGCCAGAAGAAAGATTGCCCGACAAAGAGAGCAGGCAATAGAATGGCTTGAATCCCGTAATGACGATGATACATTTACTATGACACTAATTAAATCTTATATAGATGCGGAGGCAACGGGTAATGGGTATATTGAAATCGGTCGGAAAGTTAATGGCGAAATCGGTTACATTGGTCATATTCCCGCCTCTACAATGCGAGTGCGTAGATTGCGTGACGGCTTTGTACAAATCGTCAACGGCAAGGCCGTGTTCTTTAGAAACTTTGAAGGAAAAGAAAAGAACCCGATAACAACTGACCCAAGGCCAAATGAAATAATTCATATTAAGAATTACACGCCCACTAACACTTATTACGGACTTCCCGCAATTGTTGCTGCTAAAAATGCAATGGCAGGAAATGAGTTTGCGTCCAGATTTAATCTTGAGTACTTTGAGAACAAGGCAGTTCCAAGATATATTTTCTGGCTAAAGGGCGCAAAGATGAGTCGTCAGGCAGAAGAAAGACTGTTTGAATTTTTTCAGGGAAATCTAAGAGGTCAGTCTCATAGAACAGCCATCATTCCTATTCCAGGAGATACCCCAGAAACTAAAGTGGAAATGAAGATGGAGCCTATTGAAACAAACATTCAAGATTCATCATTTAATAACTATAAAAAAATGAATAAAGAAGAAATCTTAATGGCCCATAGAGTTCCAGCATCTAAAGTAGGATCTACTGAAGGAATTGGATTGGCTGCGGCAAGAGAGTCAGACAGAACATTTAAAGAACAAGTCTGCCGTCCAGCACAGGACGCGCTTGAAAAGAAAATTAATAAAATTATTGCTGAAAAAACAGACATATTTAAATTTGAATTTAATGAACTAACCCTGACTGACGAAGAAACTCAATCAAAAATTGATGAAAGATATTTAAGAATGAGAGTTATTGTTCCCAATGAGGTAAGAGAAAGACTTGGAAAGTCCAGCCTACCTGATGGGGATAATCCTGTAATATTAACTGGCCCACAAGCATCAGAGCAAACAGCACAAGCAACTAGAAATAGGGTAAGAGATCAAGAAAGATCTTCTAATGCATCAGATTCAGCGGAAATGCCAAGGGCAACACAGGGCGACGGAAGACAGCAAAATTAATAAAGTTATATATAATATAATTAAAACACCATGGTTGATATGAATAAAGCACACTTTGATTTAGATGGCGACAGCCTAAGATTAACAATGCCCATCGCTAAGGTGGATGAAGAAAGAAGAATCGTTAGCGGGTTTGCTACATTAGATAATGTTGACAGGCAAGGTGATGTCTTGCTATCAGAAGCATCAAGAAAGGCTTTTGAGAATTTTCGTGGAAATGTAAGATTAATGCATCAGCCCATTCCTGCCGGAAAAGTTGTTTCGTTTAGAGAAAACTCCTTCTTTGATAAAGAAACTGGTAAAACATATAACGGTATTTTTGTAGACGCCTATATTTCAAAAGGCGCAGAAAACATTTGGCAAATGGTTTTAGATGGAACTTTAACAGGATTTTCTATTGGTGGAAGAATTGTTGACTATGAAAATAAAATGGACGACGAAGATGATAATTCTGTAAGAATAGTAAAAGAATACGAGTTAATGGAGTTATCCCTAGTTGATTCTCCTGCAAACCAATTTGCTAATATTTTTTCCATTCAAAAAGTCGATGATCAAATAGTGACCAGCGGTATCGCCACAGAGTTTACAACAGAGAATGTTTTTTGGTGTCCAATAGATAAAATCGCAATAACTGAAAAATCAGATTCCTTCCAATGCCCAGTTTGCTCAACAAATATGAATGAAATAGGATGGGTAGAATCAACAGACATTAACAAAAATCAAGAAATAGGAAAAATAGTGGACGGCTTTTTAGCAAAAGCAGATTCAGTTCGCGTAGGACAATTTGTTTCCTGGAATTCTTCTGGTGGCACTGCACGCGGGAAAGTAGAAAGAGTGGTCAGAAGTGGCAGCATCGATGTTCCTGATTCAGACTTTACAGTTAATGCAGAAGATGGCGACCCAGCAGTATTAATTAGAGTCTATCGAAAAGGATCAGAGGGCTGGGAGGCAACAGATACTAGAGTGGGGCATAAAATGAGTACTTTAAGAGCAATAGACTCCTTAGACAAAGCAGAAGATATTGAGAAAGAAACAGTCACAAGTGAAAATACTCCTGCTAGAAATGCTGAACAAGGGCTTCCAGGTGCTGTATCCGCTTCTGCCACAATGTCTCCTAAAAAAGCATATGGAAAGAAGAAAAGAATGTATAAGTCTGATCCTACAGAAATAGAGGTAGGATCTTTTGTTGCTTATAGAGAAGACAATAAAATTAATAAGGGCCGTGTAGAGGTTATTTCAGATAACATTGCCGAATTAAGACTGTATAAAGAGTTTGGAAATAAATTTCTTTCCACACAAAATTTTGTTTATAAAAGCATAGAAGAACTTGTTAAATTAAAGGTTATTAGTGTTAATAAAGTTATTCCAGAAAACATTAAAAAGAATTTAGAAAATCTAGTTTCTCAACATAATGAAAAATATGGTAACGTTAATTCTAAGAGAACCGATTTTGAAACATTACTAAAGGTTTTTAATCGCGGAATAGAGTCCTACAGAAATAATCCAGTATCTTCAAAAAATAATTCTTCTTCAGAAAATGAATGGGCTGAGGCCAGAGTTAAAGGATTTTTGCACGCGCTAAAAACAGGAAAGTTCAAAAGAACTTCTTACGATACAGACTTGTTGCCAAAGGAAAATCCCTTGTCAACAAAAAAGTCCTTAGAGACTTTACAAAAAAACGAAGGAGGTGTTGAAATGGCTGACAACGAAACAAGCCATGAAGAACTTGACACCGCCCAGGCTGTAGACGAAACTTCAGAAGAGGTTGAGTTTGAAGTAGAAGAAACTATAGAGGACGTTGTTAATGAGGCACTAGCAATGGCTAAATCTGATGTTGTTGAGGCTGGAGAAGCCGAATCAGAAGACACTTCCTCAGAAGTTTTTGACATGGAAAAGGCTTTAGGCGAAGTTAAGTCATTTGTGGAAGAGGCCCTAACAAAGTCAGTTGAGTCAAGCACAGAGTCATTTGATAAAATTACAAGCGCTGTTCTTGAGTTGGCAAAGGCTGTCGATGAAAAAGTTGGGCAACTTCAAGCAAAATACGAAGAGGTAACTAAGAGTTTGGCTGATCTCAATAACGCTGCTACAGAAATTGCAAGCAGAGTTGAATCTGTAGAAGAAGAGACAGCAATTAAGAAGTCTGGTGAACTAGAAAATAGTATCCCAGAGCAACCCGTAATGAAGAAATCATTATGGGGCGGACGCTTCCTCAGTTCCGCAGATCTATTTAACTAAAATATGAAAGAGAGGTGTAAAGAAAAGCATGAGTGACGCAATTAATAAGGCCGCTGCCGCAGTAAATGTTGGTACAGGTGCAATCATCTCCGACCTATCATCTAGCGGTGATATGGAGAACTTGACAAGCAACCCATTGACTCAAAATGGTGGCGTGCTACTTCCAGAACAATCCCGTCAATTCCTAGACTATGTGTTTGATCAGATGGTATTAGGCAACGACGGTCGTAGACAAATCATGCGAGCCAACACCGCTGAATTCGATAAGATTCAGGTTGGTACTCGTTTGATCCGCAAAGCATCACAAGCAAGTGAGAACATCTTTGATGCTGGTGCAGGCGAAACAGGCTATGCAAACCGTGGTGCTCAATTTACCAAGGTTGAAATCGTCACAACTAAGTTCCGCTTGGACTACGAACTCTCAACTGAGGCACTTGAGGATAACATTGAAGGCTCCGCTCTTGAGGATCACATTGTCCGCCTAATGGCTGGTCAATTCGGTAACGATCTTGAAGATATCGCCATCAATGGTCTGGCTGCTCAGGGAACTGCTTCCTACGCTGGTACAACCTACCCATACACAATCGATGGGTTCGTTGCACTCGCTGACGGCGCTGCTGGTGGTACTCACTTCGGTACTGCTGCAACCCTTACTACAGCATCCACATTCTTCACCGCTGCAACTACTTCAGGACAACTGAAGAGTGGTTCAGCAATCGCCTTCTTTGAGTCTCTTTACAACGCATTGCCCCGTAAGTTCAAGGCTCGTCGTCAAGAGTTGAAGTTCTATGCTTCCACAAAGAACGTTCAAACCCTTCTAACTGATCTACGTCAGATTGGCTCAGGAGGTGTTCCTGAGGATATCGCTGCCGGTATTCTTCGTGGCACCCCCGCCCGCGTTGGTGGCCCTGCAGGTATGACAACCTCCATTTTCGGTATTCCCGTAATGGAAGTTCCACTATACCCAGACCACTACGTTGACCTCACATTCCCACAGAACAGAATCTGGGGCTTCCAGAGAGACGTTACTGTCCATCGTGAGTTCAAGCCAAAGAAGGACACAGTAGAGTACACCGTTTATGTCCGAATGGGTCTAAACATCGAAGAACTCTCTGCAATGGCCAAGGCCAATGCCGTAACTGGCTGATATAACTAAATAATGTGGTTGGAGGGCCGAGAAATCGGCCCTCTTTCCATATCTTAATATATAGTAAAATAGTTATATAAATTTATATGGCGGTGTTCAATGATTGAATATTTAAGACAAGACAATGCCCCTCTTAACATTTTATATAGTGCTAGCGCATACGCAACGAATGTTTATTTTGAGGTGTATGATTTAGATACTGAAGAATTTATTCAGGGCGGTAAAGCCTCTGTGGGAGCATCCTCCGTATATACTGTTACTCTTAACGCAGACTCAACACAATATGATAGAAAATTAAAAATAGAGTATGTAACCACTAGTGGATCTGGGGCCTATAATGAAATTCAATTTGCTTCATTAGTTAGGCCATATGCAACTCCAGATAGAATCAGAGAGTTGGCTACAATACAAGATTCAGTAACAGATGAACAACTAAGAAGATTAGAAAGAAGAGCAAGATTAATTATAAACTCTCATCTTGGTTTTAATTTTAATAAAGAAAAAAGAACTGTGACTGTTTATGGAAACAATACAGATATTTTATCTTTGCCAGAAAAAATATACAGAATTGACTCAATCTATGAAGATGATCTATTAGTTTATGAAAGAGATAATTCAACTTACCAGTTTGATTACCCGATAGAAATAGGTCCATCAGACAGCAGGATAAAAATTGTTAATAGTTCGCTAGAAAACAAAGAAACATTAGAGTTTCCAAAGTTTTCAGTTTTTTATTATGATGGAATATTTAAAAAAGATTATTCGTATAAAATTGATGGAGTGTGGGGATGGGACTATGTTCCTGCAGAAATAGAAGAATCAACAGCATTATTAATAGAAGATTATCTATGCAGTGATTCCAATATAAGAAATAAAAATATTGCTGAATTATCAAATGACTCCTACGATATTAAGTATGGAAAAGATTTTGCAACAGGAACAGGAAATTTAATCGTAGATAATTTATTGTCAATTTATAAGCAGCCAAGATACTTGGTGATTTAAATGACTGGATGTATAACATCAACAACATACACAATGCAAGCAGATATATATAAGCCAACAATTTCTCAGGATTCTACTGGCGCGGTAGTAAGATCCTGGTCGTTTGAAAAAACAATTAACTGTCTTGCCAGGGGTGTCATCAGAAAAGGTGTCGGAGAAAACTCTACTACAGTAGAGATAAATAATTATTTAAATATGTTAAATTCTTTAGTAAAATTAAGGGCTTCAGAAGTTATTCCTTCAGACAGAAGGGTCGTAAAGATAAGAAATTCTAATGGAGTAATATACCTAGAAAATCAAGACCCATCAACAGACGGCGGATTTCAAGGATCTACCATTTTTGAGCCAAGAGGAAGCACTCCATTAATAAACTTTGACGGATCAGTTATAGAATACGAAACTATTCTCATGAGACAAGAAATGCAGAGGATGTCCTAATGGCCACAAAAGCATTCAACACTGATAAATTTTCTGAAAAAGTTTTGGCAATATCTACTTACGATAGTTCGATTATAACCAATCTGTATCAAAACCCTGTTAACAGAGAAAAAATAAATAGAGGTGCAGCCTTCGTAATAAAAAATTATTTTGAGGGCTATGTGGATTCTCAGGCAGCACAAAACCCCTCTGCGTACCACCACGTTTATGAGTTTGATAAAACTGGAGATAAGAATGCAAGATTGTTTAAAGGAACAGTAACAAGCGATTCAAAGAATTCTTTTATTAATTTTAAATTTACACGGGCAAAAAACCCAAATAGACAAGGGTATGCTTTTCCCAATAAAGCAGATGTAATGGAAAAAAATGACCCAATCACCATTACTCCGAAAGAACGAAAGTATTTAACCTTTAGGTTAAAGGATGGTAGATTTGTTTCTACTACAGAATCTTTTGTTAGAAATCCTGGAGGACCAGAGGTCGCTGGCAGTTTTGAAAAAACATTCAATAATTTTATGATAAAGCAAGCAAATGCAGTTTTAACTAAATTTGGATACTTTAAAAGAATAGAATTAGGTATACTAGAAAGAAGAAGATTAATTATTCCAAGAATTAACTCTGGAGTGGTGAGAGATTCATTAACAACTGCTAGAAGAGATGCATCACAAATTGCTGGAGGTATAAGCACATATTATGTCTAATCCAACAGAACTTGCCATTGTTCACATAAACAATTATTTATGGGATTTAGTGAGTGGATCTGTTTCAGGTCAGCCTGCAGCAGCAAGTGTTGTTTGGAACGCATCTAACTATACATTTAAACCATTTTTCCCGGTCAGTGAAAATCTAGCCCCAGACTCAGCAACAATGCCGTTTATCCTATATGATTATATGTTTTTGCCAAAAGCAGGAACATTTTGGCCACTTCAAAAAGAAGAGGCAGATTATATTATTGTCGGAGATTTACCTCAAATATTTTATCTAAAAAATTACATTGTTGACGCTCTAGAAAAATTTGATGAAAGTGCTAATGAAGTTAACAACCATCTTCTTTCATCAAGCCCAACAATAAAGTTTAAATATATTACAGTAGATCAAGACTCTTATATAGCAGATGAAAAAAGAATAGATAGTTTTAAACCCAAGTTTATTACTTGTTTAAAACTAACTTATGAGTACACAAAATAATTTCTTACATGGTAACATAATTGTGAGGAAGCGTTTTTATTTTAATGCTCCAAGGAGGTGAAAATAATAAATGGCCGCAAGAGACTTTAATGCAAAAAATATTATCGTTGGCGCAGCAGTTGTATATGCTGGCAAAGCAGGACAAGAAAATACCAAGATTAATGTAAGTTCTTCAACAGTTTCCGCTCAGATTCCTACTAACGTAGTTTCTGTACCCGACGGTGACTGGTATCACCTAGGCTACACCATGGAGGGTGTAACTCTAAACATTGAGCCTACCTTCAATGATGTCATGGTTGACCAACTCCTTGATACCGCAAGACTATTCAAGACTTCTCAAAGAGTTACAGTGGCAACCAGCCTCACAGAGGCAACATTAGAAAATATGTATGTTGCTATCGGTGGAGCCACAGGTGCTACTGGAGACTTCCAGAGTACAGATCTTGGACAGTCCTACAACCTTACTGCATCAGCAGACGGCGCTACTAACGTTCTGGGAACCGCAGGAGCATCAGCAGTTTATGCTTCTGGTTCAGCAGTAGGACAGGTGCAAAATCTACTTCATCTAAATGGTGGTTCTTTGGGTATCGCTCCCGTAGAGCGCTCCGTTTGCTTCGTAGGTTCTGCTCCAACCTCAGTTGCCGAATCTGGTGGCGCAGGTAAGAAGGCAGAGAGAATTTATATGCTCTATCGTGCAGTTTCTGTAGAGGCAGTTGGCGTTGGCGTTCGTCGTGACGATGCTACCGTCTTCCCCGTTAACTTCCGAGTTATGCCTGCTACTGGCGCTGGCTTAGTTGCCCCCGATGGTAATGCCGCTTATGGTAAGATCATCGACAGAATCTTCTGATTCTAAAAGCACTGTAATAAAAGCATGGCAGGAATGCCATGCTTTTATTATTTAATATGATATATAATATTACTAAGAAGAAAGGATTAATTAAATGGCGACAACAGTTTATGAGACAGTAGAACTTGAATTGTTAGATGGAAGAGTAATTATAGTAAAACCATTAAACCTCAAAAACCTAAGAGAGGTTATGAAGGAGTGGCAAAAAGCCGCTGAAGTAAAGAGCGAGGATGAGTTCCTTGACGTACTAATTAATTGCACAACAATTGCTTTCAGGCAATTTGCTCCAGATTTATCAGAAAAAGAAGACATTGAAGAGGCCGTAGATCTTCAAACAATGTACAAGATTTTAGAGGTAGCAGCAGATATTAGGTTGAACGACCCAAACCTAGTAGCGACGGCTCAGGAACTCGCTGGGAGGATCTAGATCTAGCATCTATGTTAGGTGAAGTCTTTCTACTAGGGCACTGGAAAGACTATGAAGAACTAGAGTCGTCGCTGTCAATGCCAGAACTTGCTGCAACACTAAAAGCAGTATATGAATCTGAACGGAGGCGACAAAAGTTTATGGCTGCTCTACAGGGTATCTCACTTGATCAAGGGGAAGATTCTTTGCAAGAGGAGCATATTCCTACTGTTGAAGAAATTCAGGCAAGGGCTATGGCCCGTATAACTGGAGACAAGAATTTGGCTGGAGCGGTCGGTCAGGGCTTGACCCCAGACATGGGGGTAGAATATAAAATAGTGGAGGGCGCAGAACTTGGCTAATATTTATTCTACCATCACATATAATGCCAACCTTTCCCCAGCACAGGCTCAAATAAAGGCACTTACTGGCAATATTGCAGGTCTTACGGCTGCATTTAATACTTTAGATAAAAGCGCATTAAAGGCGCAAGCATCTTTGGCGTCCACATTTATGACAAATGTTGGACAAATTGGTGGATTCACCACCCAAATGGTAAAAAGTACTACAGCAGTAGATGATTTTGGCAAAGCACTACAACGTCAAAAACTTACAATGAGGCAGTACTTCCGCGAAGCGATTGCCGGATATACAAAACAAAATAGCATGATGAAGCAACTTGCCGCACAGCAGGTAAGAATGCAACAATCTATGCTGGTTCCTATGGGGGGCACTGCTGGCGGCGCTGCCACTGGTGCTCTTCTTACTCCAACAGCCTTGTCAGCAATGGGCACTTCTGCTGCTATGGCGTCTCAAAAATTCTCTATTTTTAACGAATTAGTTCGCGGGGGAAGTGAAAGACTTCTAAACTTTGGTAAAAACACTCAGTGGACTGGTCGCCAGTTGATGGTAGGCTTCACCCTTCCGTTGGTCATGTTTACCGCACTTGTGTCAAAACAATTCCGCGAAATTGATAAAGAATTAACTAGGTTTGAAAAAGTTTACGGAGCAGATCTTGTTAATACAGTAGAAGATTCTACTAAAAAAATGCGCGACAGTGTTCAACAACTCGCATATGAAATTAGTTCTTCTTATGGAATTGCTGCAAAAGAAACAGCAGCCCTGGCCGCAGATATTGCTCAAACGGGTAAAGAGGGAGAAGAACTTCTTTCATCTGTAAGACAAACGACAAGATTATCTGTCTTAGGTGAAGTTGAAAGACAAGAGGCAATGCGTGCCACCCTGTCAATTCAAAATGCATTTAAACTAAATACCAATGAATTGGCAGAGTCTATTGACTTCTTGAATGCCGTAGAAAATCAAACATCGACCAACCTTCAGGATTTAGCAGGAGCCATTCCAAGAGTTGGCCCTGTCATTCAGGCTCTTGGAGGAGACATTAAAGATATGGCACTCCTGCTTGTTGCCATGCGCGAAGGAGGCGTTTCTGCGGGTGAGGCTGCAAACGCTCTAAAATCTGGACTTGGTAGATTAATCAATCCTACGAAACAGGCAAAAGAAGTAGCAGCAGGATTTGGAGTTTCCCTAGAAAATATTATTGAAAACGGTAGAGGGGAATTGCTGCCTATGATTTTTGGGCTGCAAGATGCCCTGCAAGGACTTGATGATTTTTCTAGAGCACAAGTTCTTGAAAAAGTCTTTGGAAAATATCAATTTGCTCGTATGGCGGCTCTTTTTGCCAACCTCCGCCGACAAGGTTCTCAAACTCTTTCTGTTATGGAACTTGCCTCTGCAAGCAGTACAGAATTGGCCGGAATTGCAAATAAAGAATTAAAGGCTTTACAAGAATCATCTTCAATGAGATTTCAAAGAACTATTGAAAATTTGAAAAACTCTTTAATTCCACTTGGAAATCTGCTAACAGAGACTCTTATTCCAGTTCTTTCTAGTATTGGTGGGGGAATTAAGAGTTTTATGGAATTCTTTCAGGCACTTCCAGAGCCGGTAAAAAACTTTAGTAAGTATGCGATCTTATTAACTGCTTTAGCAGGACCTGTAGTCATGCTTGTCGGTTTATTCGGAAACCTTATTGCTAATGGAATTAAATTCAGCATGATGATAGTTAGAATGGGTGCAAAAATAGCAGGATTGAGATTTGAAAAATTTGAATTACTTACCGCCGACGTTATGGCAGCCAGGCTGGGCGTTGATAATTTAACAACATCATTTCTGACACAAGAGGCTGCCCTTAAAAGATTAGTAAGTGTGATGTCTGCTTATTCAGGATCTTTAGGATATTTAATGAAAACCAACCCCGGTCTCTTTGCGCCCGGATCACTTGCTCCCGCTGGACGGGCACCGACTGTTATAAGAAGACAGATGGGGTCTACCAGTCCAGAAAAAGTTCCAGGCGGTTACGGCGGAGGGGACAAAGTTCCAGCCCTCCTTGAGCCAGGCGAATTTGTTGTAAGAAAAGAAGCCGCCAGAGGAAACGTTGAATTTTTAAGAGCAATGAATCGTGGTGAGGTTCGTGGATATGCCTTTGGAGATATTGTCGAACCTGCCGCTGGTCGTGGAGGGCATAAAACATCGACCCCCGATAAAATGAGAGACGCCTTAGTTCATGAAGCACAGAAGATTAGAATGGCAGAGGTGGTGCAAGAAATTGCACGAAGAGCAGGAATCTCTTTTGAAAACGATACACAATTAAGAGATGCAACAAAAGTACACTTGGCCCATTATGAAAAAGATATTCGTGGTGGCGTAAAGTATTTTGATCCAGCAAACCTTTTACTTTCATCTGGCGCAGAAAATCAGGCATTGGAAAATCTGACCCGAGGCAATGCCGGGAGACATATAATTTCAGAAATACAAAGAAGGGGAGATTCAAGACCCTCTCTTCTTAAAATAGATCCACTAACAGGTGATATAGAAGTTAGACATCCAAAAACACCGTCACAGTTGAGATTGATGGAAAAAATTATAGGATCTATGCTAGATCAGCCAGATAACAAAAATATCTGGGGTAAAGACGGACCCACAAAAAGAATTTGGGCACCTTTGTTTAAAGCAATAATAGATGAAAGGCTGACTGGCGGAGGGAGGCTTTTGCCTAGAGAACTTCCGATTGCTACTAATGTTGCTCAAGCGATTAAGGCGGCTGGTGGAGATATCCCCGCCGCCGCCAGAAGATCTATAGCGTTAACAGAATCACAGGTAATGGGCACAACTCCAATACCACCTGCTAGAAGTTCGGGGAGAAGACCAGGAATTGTTGGTCCAGGTGCAGTTCCTCCATCCATGCAGCGTCCATCTGGACCAGGCCCAAGACCGTTTGTAATGACTCCTCGCGGCCCAATGCTAAGAGTAATGCCCAATGAAGTCATGATCCCGAAGCCCATGTATGCAGACAATGGGGCGATGATTAATAGAGATGGGTCTGTTTCTCCCATTAAAATAAAAACTCCAGACCTTACATCACAAGCATTTCAACAAAGATGGACCGCTTTAATGAATAGCCCAACTCAAACTGGAGGGCCGCAGGAGTCTCTGGCATCCTCCCGCCAGGCCGCTGAAAATCAACCGCAAATGATGAAAGGCATGGGGTTGATGAACATTGCCTTTGCATCATCAATGCTTGTCGGAAGTATGAGTATGGCTGGTGGGGCTTCAAATGATTTAGCAATGAAACTAGGAATTCTTTCCGGGGCTGTAATGGGCGCAGCCGCTATGATGCAAATGTTTAGCGGAAAGAATGTGATGGGGAATTTCCTTGGCCTTGGAAGCCTAGGAACAAAGATGCAAGCATCAAAGGCGGCTATTGGACCAACTTCCAATTTAGCAACAGGCGCTGCATCAAAAGGAAATCTTCTTTTTAGAGCAGGCGGCGCAGTTTCCATGCTTGGCGGTCCTATTGGCATAGGAATTGCCGCAGCGCTCGCAACCACTGTCGGCGGCTATATGATGTACCAAAAAGCGGCGGAAGAAGCAAGAAAAAGAGCCGTTGCATCATTTGAAGATCCTGCAAAAACAGCAGAGTTTTTTGGTATACAGATAACTGATGTTACAGAAAAACTTAAGCAAGCCTCAAGTCAGGTGGGAGAAATTGGCGAAATAGATGAAAATCTTAAAAAAGCAGTTCAACAAGATTACGGAAACCTGATTGAAAAAATAAAATATGGTGGAGCAGAAGCCGGTTCTAGAGAATTAGCCCTAGCATTTAATAAAATGATTACAAGCGGACTCTCAGAAGAGCAGGCTGTTGATGCAGTAAAGGCGATAGCCGCTGAAGCGGGTTATACTGGAGGACAAGCCTACGCAATAGGATTAAAGAATGGCTTGTTTGAACAAAAAACAGCGGAAGAGTTGGCCAGTGCTATGGCTAACCTGTTTGACCCAGAAAAACAAAAATTAACCATAGATGTTACTCAACAAGGACTTGATAAACTAGAGAATACTCTCAATGGTGCAGAAAGATTTTCTGGTGTAATTGCTCAAAATCTGGAAAATTCGGTTGGAGATCTTAGTACAGGATTAACAAGTTTTATAACTAATCTCAGCATTCCTCTGCAAATTCTTAGAGCAGCAACTGACTTCGAAGCCTTTGAAAACATTTTTGATAAAGATAAAATGCAAGAGACTATAGATAATGCTGCCAATGTTACAAGACAAATCCATCAAATGCAAACCAATATAGAGGAAATGGCCGACATTAGCGCAGAAAGTATTGTAAAAATTACAGAAATAATGTTTGAAAACTTTAAAGAGGCTCCCAAAGAAACCATGGAGGCCATGGATCAAATTATTAAAATAGCAAAAGAATCTACAGCGATGGCCTTTGACCCACAGCCAATTAAAGATTTTATTAATGAAATAGATCCTGTAAGAGGGGCTATTCTTGCTGCAATGATTGGTATGGATGAAGAATTGGCCCTTCAGGTATCAAAGGCTTTATCTGCGGGGATGAGTATACAGGATATTATAGACGCTTTAATGGTTGGAGGACCCTTAAAACTAGAAGCAGAAATTGTCATTACAACCAACAGAGCAGAATTACAAGATCAAATTAATGATATTGCTGCTGGACTCACAGAGAGTGCTGGAAGTTTAATTGACAAACAAATAGGTTTCACAGAAGAATTAATTCAAAATTCTCAAGAAGGTTTAGAAAAACTAGATAGACAGTATGAAAGATATGAAAGAAAGCAAAGAAGACTAAGGAATCAATCTGTCAGAGATAGTGAAAAAACAATAGAAAGTCTTGAAAAACAAAAAGAGGCCATCTCTGATGCTGCAGAAGAAGAAAGAGAAAGATTTGAAGAAAAGATCGAAGGGTTAAATGAAGAAAAAGATAGAATAAATGAATCAACGGAAAACTATATTAATTCTATTCAAAAGAGACAGAAAGTAGATAACTTTTATTCTAATCAAAGAAAAACTGCTCTATCAGCCCTTGAAAAACTTGCATCTGGAGATGTTTTTGGATTCTTGCAAGATAGACAACAAATGTCTCAAGATGCTCAACAATTTGCATACGATGAACAAATTAAAGGTATCGAAGAGGCTCGGGACAGAGAAATTGATTCTATAGATAAAACAATAGAAACAGAGCAAGAAAAACAAGAACAATTTGAAAAAGATACCCAAACAAGAATCGATTTAATAAATGATCAAATTGAGGCTGAACAGGAAGCAGCAGATAAAGCAGAAGAATTATATGAAAGGCGTTTAAGGAATTTTAAGAGAAGGCAGCGAGAAGAGAGAAAATCTTTTAGAGACACTATTAACGAACAAACTACTAAGTTGGCTGACCTCCGCGTTATTCAAAGCCAAAATGATGCTGGGCAAATCACGAGTGCGAAAGAAGTCACTAAAAGACTAGGGGAAGAATTTGGCAAAAGATACATGGAAGAAATGTCAATTATTCTTAAACTTAGATATCAAAGATTCCTTGATGATGCTATAAGAAAGCAACTAGAAAGCGGATTGACTGTAGATATTGAAGCGGCTCAAAGAGAGGCAGCGTCACTTATTTCTGGAGATTACTTCGCCCTCATGGGAGGAAGAGATGTAACTGGAAGGCCCAGGACGGGAGAAGATCCTCTACAAACTATTTTAAATTGGATACAAACTGTTTCAACACCGCAGACAGAAGATTATAGAAGCCCTGGACAAACACAGCCTCCAGGTTACTCACCCCCACCACCTAGACAGAATAATAATAATACTCCTTCTGGCGGAGGCTCAGGATTCCTTCCAAATTGGCAAACAACATATAGTGGGAATGAAATTACAGGTCCCGATGGAAAGAGATATATATGGAACCCCGCGACTCAAAGATATGATGTAAAATTTAATTCAGGAGGTTATGTTTCTGGACCAGGAGGTCCTAAATCTGATTCCATCCCAGCCAGACTTTCTAATGGTGAATATGTTGTAAAAGCATCATCTGTTAAAAAGTACGGCGTAGGAATGATGAATTCCATCAATCAGGCCAGATTTGCGGAAGGTGGATATGTATCCGCAGATAGATTAGAACAACAATCTCAACAAAGACAAATTTCTAATAATACTGCAAACCAAATAGGTGGTTATGCCGGACAAGTAATGCGTCAACCATATTATGGGTATTCAAAATCTACTACTCCACCTCCTGCTCCTACCACAAAACCTGTTACTGCTGGAACCGGACTCATAAATTATGGAGTTCCCCAGAATTTAGATTATAACATTGTTAGGCCAGACCCTGTTGCAGAAAGCATTCTTGGAGAGATGTGGAATGGGCTTAGACAAGGATTTTCAGCAACTCTATCTTTATTAGGTCTGGGGGGAGTAAGAACATTAGCATCTACTAGGCCAACCCCATATGGAATTAGATCAAACACCAGCGCCCAGTTCTCCCTTCCATCCTGGGTAATGGGAGTTACCCAGGAAGAATATGAAAGAGATTACGCAGATCGTGCTGCTTTAGACGCTGCTTTATTTGCTGCTAGTTTTGCTCCTATTCCAATCCCTAAAGGAATATCTGGACTACTCAGTAGATTTAAAACAGCCGGGGTCATGAGAAATTATTCTTCAGGAGTAAAGTCAGAAAAACCCTTTCTTTATAGAAATGATCCAAAGTATCAAGAAGGGGTTGATCAAAGTGAAGTTCTTATAAATTATTTAAACAGTCTTCCAGAAAAAGAATTGCCACCAGGAATAAATCCTTATTATGTCGGACTTAATATTTCTCCAGAAATTCAATCTGCTTATAGAAAATATTTGTCCCACTTTATTTATAATGATAATAAAGCGCAAAATCTTAAAAGAGATATATATTGGGGATCTCACTCTAATCTAGTGAGCATGAAAAACTTTGTTCCAGAAGAAGGTTATATTTTTGGAAAAGATCCCTCAATGGATTCAATGCTTTCACAACTTTATGGTCCTGCTGCCCCCGGAACAGTAGTAAATAAATCTTCCTGGGATAACGTAGTTGATCAAATTTTTAATGGACATCAGTTACAGGGAGGGGTCGATAACCCTTATACCGGAACACAAATTAATTCCACCCCAGGAGACATTTTTGAACTTATGGGTGTTACCGCACATGAGGGTGGTCATGCTCTAGACTTTAACAACCTTTTTAGTCGTGGTGCTCAACAATGGCCAGCAAGTTCCAGTGAAAGAACCTACGGATCTCTTGAGGCCGCCGCCGAAGCAAATCGGATAAGAACGATGTCTATACTATTTTCAAAAATTGGGGTGTCTCCTGGATCTCATAATGTAGTACCATATTTTAAAGGATATGTACCAGGAAACTCTTATGGAAATACTCCATCATTTAAAGCAACATTTTTATATAATTCAGCAAAACATGCTTTTAATAAAAATAGTCCATTTTATTGGGGAGATCAACTTTCTATTGGAGAAAAAACTGCTGGCCTTTTAAGAATTGGTAAAGATTTAGGTTCATCAACTATACAATATCCATACCGTAATAACATAGTTCCAATGATAAATTCAAATAGAGCGAGGAATGGTCTTTCCCCTCTAACAGAAGATCAAGTAGAAACTGGGGCCTTATATTATACAACCGCTGTAGGAACTGGCACAGTACTAGGAGGAACAGGCGCGGCACTTGCTTTATCTAGATTAATCACCTCATTGTCTGAGGATAATGCGGAAATGAGGCTGCTTGAAATTAATGAAAAAGCAACAGGGTTTGCTGAAGGTGGACTTGTCGGTCAGGCCGATCCAAGATTTGTATATGGAAGACAATTAAGAGAGACTCCTGTAGAAGATCCTAATAATGGAGCAGGTTCCGGTGAGCCAGGAAGTCCACCTAGCACACCATATGGAGACGGCGGAGCAACTGGAACACCGATATTTAATGAATCTGTTCTAGCAGGATTAGGTCACACATTAACAACCGCTCAAAATGTTTTAACATATTTAGATGCTGGCGGCTGGCCAAGAGATTTACATAGATTAGCCTGGACCATTGCCATGAGAGAGTCTGGCGGTCAGCCAGGAAAATATTCTGATCATATTAATAATCCTTCAATGTATTCTGAAGGAAATGGTGACTACGGTCTTTTCCAAATTAATAAAAGATCTTATGGAAGTCAGCCATGGTTTAATATTTCTCAATTATTGGATGGAAATTATAACTCTAGAATGGCATACGAGCATGTATCTAATAGAGGTCAAACATTTTTACCATGGGCGATGTTGAAAAACTATAACGGTACAAGTGCCGGATTTGATTGGAGTGAGTATAATGGAAGACCTTGGTGGGGCGTTTCAACAGAAACAAACACAAACAATCTATGGCCTGCATTCTTGGGATATAGGGGGGCAACTACCCCATCACAAGATTCTGGATCAAATCCAGATGGAGTTTTAGCATTAGAATTCGCCAAACAGCAACTAGGAGAGCCTTACAGTCTTGTTAATGTAAATGGTCCAGATTCTTGGGGCTGCTCTGGTCTGACAGCAATGTCATATAATTTAGGCGTTCCCGATGGTTATAAAAAATATGGTCTTTTATCTTATTCAGAAAGTCAAATTAATAGTTCTAGAATTGTTGCAAGAAGAATTAGCGGACGGCCTGGAGACGGTTCTCAGCCGCCAATTCCATCTTCATCATTAAAAATTGGAGATCTTTTATATTACAGTAATACTGGGCTGGCTCCATCGGGAAGGCACATTGCAATATATGCCGGAAACGATCAGGTTATTGAAGCGGGAAGTCCGGTTAAATATACTTCTTTAAGCAGTCCTTGGCACAGAATGTTCTTCGACAGAGCAGGTACTCCTATTGCAAAATATGCTTCCGGTGGTTTTGTTGCCGGGAGGGGTGGTCCAAGATCAGATATGATTCCCGCTATGCTCTCCAATGGAGAGTATGTGGTAAAGGCTGGTGCGGTAAATAAGTACGGTAGAGGAATGTTAGATCAAATTAACGCTGGTAATTTTGGAATGTCATCCATGCAAGATCCGAAATTCTCAGTTCCTGTTATGCCATCAAATGTTTCTGGTGTATCAAATAATTATGGCGGAAGCAAATCAAATGTTAAAATTATAATCAATGGTGCTAGTGGAAAGAGTGCTACAGCAATTGCTAACAAGGTTGCTAGTATGATTAATTCATCAAATAATAGAAGAAACCATAGCAGGAGTTTATAATTAATGCCTACAACAACATTACAAAAAGTCTGGACAAGACCAGCCCTAATGATATTTACAGAGGCTCAACCCACACCAGTCAATGCTGCTGCGGGCCAGTATGATTTAGGCACAGCCGGAACTAATTTTATATACCTTACTGATGATAATAGATCAGAGTTACAAATATCTATAGAAAGAATAGAATTTAAAAAAAGAATGATAAATGGAAGAATGAGATCATATCACGTTGCCGACAAAAAAATATTTTCTGTAGACTGGCAAAACCTACCATCAGTTAAAGGAGAATTATCAGAAAGTAGATTCATTACCGCCCCTAGTGGATGGGCCTCCGGCCAAGAAATGCTAAAATGGCATGAAGGTCACACAGAAAGTTTTTACTTGACTTTAGTTTATGACACTCCTTTTGCCTCAGAGTCAGTCCCCCTACAGTATTCATTAGAAACCTATAACGTATTCTTTGAAGATTTTTCTTATGTTGTAAAAAAGAGAGGGTCTACTCACGATCTTTGGGATGTTAGCATGTCCTTGGTGGAGGTCTAATGCTGGATTATGGTGATATAAGAAACTTATACAAAAACATTGATAGGGTGAATTCCACCCATATTGTTATTGGCGAATGGAATATGAATAAGTATCAAGAAATTCGCAAATATGGAATTTATAAAGATCCAAAAATTGTTAATTCGGGCGAACCTCTTTTAGGTTTAATTAGTAATAATAATGTTTTAGAGGGGAAGAATTATTTCCTTTACGATGATGGAACGGTAAAACTTTCCCCCGAATCGCAATTCTTCTCTGATTTATCGTCAATATTTCTTCCCAACAGACCAGACCCAGGAATAGTTTTACTGCAACATTATAAAAATAATTTAATTACAAGAAATTCTACGTCAATGAGAGTAGATAATATTAGCCCGGACTCCCCAAGATACTATCCATTCTCTTATAACAGGGACTATGATTATTTTAATAGTGCAAAAGTGATGGCTGCTGACCCAGATTCAAGGGGAGTGTCTAATAATGAAAGATTTATTTTTTGCGCCAGCCCATTTGTTATATATCAAAAAGAATTTCCCATGAACAAAATTACTATAAAGGTTCAAAACCATATGACTGTTCCCAGTCAGTTTCAGGTAGAATATTTGGAGGGGGAAGAATGGAAGGTTGCCTTTCCTTCTGCATCTTCCGCAGCCTCTTTATTTTCAGACGGAATCCTTGAACTATATTTATCTAATAATGAATGGTCGGCAAGTGTTAATAGGCTTTCAGATATAACTGAGTTAACAGATGAAAATTCAACTAATGTTAAAACGGTGAGAGGCATTAGATTCTTGACGTATAAAATAAACAGAAAATCATATGGATTAGAGATTATAGAACTTTCTCCAAGATTAGAAATAGATCTAACATCGTATACTGAATCATTTAGTTTTAATTCTACTATAGGAGATTCGGCAAACATGGGTCTTCCCGTTGGATCTATTGTGTCTAGTAATGGAAATCTTTCACTATCTAATGAAGAGGATCAATTTCTTTTTTCAAGCACCTTGAGCAATCTTAAAATGTTAAACCCAGATACAAAATTTACCTTTTATCAAATTGTTAATACAGAATCTTCTTCTGCAATATTTCCCTTAAAGGTTATGTATTCTAATGAATGGAATGTAGGAGAAGATTATTCGGTGTCTGTTAATATAGAGGATGGCTTTAAATATTTAAGAGAAAAATCTGCTCCAGATCTAATGTTGCAATATAAAACTGGAACAAAACTCTCTACCGCAATTTTGACAGTTTTAGATAATGCTGGAATTACAGGGATGGAGTTTGAAAGAAGTGGAACGGGGCTGGGTAACACTGGAGAGGATGTAAGCATTAGAAATTTCTTTTGTAAAAAAGAACAGACTGTTGCAGAAGTTTTAGAACAATTAGCCCTGGCAACACAATGCTCAATGTTCTACGATGCTACTGGAAAGTTAAAAGTTATGACAAAAGAAAGGTTGGTAGAAAAAGCAAAAATAGATGCATCAAGTGCTTCAGATAGTCAATACAATCCCAACCCCGACCCGACTAAATTTGTTTGGTGGAGAAATGATTGGTATTTTTATAATGGAAATACTGACGCATTACCGGACGAACAAGAAAAATGGAGTTATTCTTCAACATTTGGATTCTGGGTTCACGAAGACTATCCTCCACCATCCCAAAATGAAAATGATGCTATAGCAAAAACAGATTTTTGGTTTATTTTTAATGAAGATTATACAAAAACAGCAAGCGCAAATGTAGCAGAGTATGCATATATTAATGATTACAAATCAAATGTAATTTCTTATAGTGAACAAAAAATTAATCCAATAACCGATGGAGAAGTTTTTTATCACACTTATGGCCCTAGAAAAGAGCCAGGGCTTCTCACTCTTCCAGAAAAAGTTTTAAATGATCTCATTGAAGATATCCCCGCGACCGCTTTAGCATTTTCTAATTACACTTATAAAACAATGCCGTTGTGGAAACCAGGAGATGACAATTCATCGGCGCTCGGAGCGGCAAACCTAGTCCTAAATTTAAAATCTAACAGACTGAAAGATGTTTTCACTGAAGAGTATACAGCCTTAAATGAAGAAGAGGCGGTCAGATTTATTTATTCAACCACTAATAGTTTTGAATATTTTGATAGTCAGTCAGAAATTTTAACTGCAAAACAATCATTAATAATTTTTATAGATAGAGGAGAAGGTAGAACTTTTTCAGATTATGAAGGTTATATATTAATTGATAATGAATATATAAAATATAAAGGAAAATTATTTTCCATAAATGGCAGATTAAAAATATTATTTAGTGAAGAAGAATTTTTACAAGAATTAAGATACTTACCAAAAGGTGGTTCTATATCAATAATAGGATTAATTGTAGATGTTAAACTTAAAGTAATTTCTCAAAATAGTGGTGAATATACATATAAAGTTGTTGGAGACGGGAGAGGGAAGTTCTCTTCTGATGTTGCAGAACATTATGCATTAGCAGAAAACAGTGATGGAATAAATATTAATAAAACATTTAAATTAACTCTAGGGGAAACAAATAATTATAAAGTTCCCGGAGATATAAAGGCTACTACAAAATTTAATTATATAGATAGAAATACATATAAGTCTGTTAAAGAAAACATAGGTTCCCTTGCGTTTGAAGATTTACAATCTTACCTGGGATTCTTAAAATTATCTGGACCAAAATCTCCGCAGGAAGACATAACTATTTTAGAGCAATTTGATAAAGATGGCCCTACTCAAATAGTGACTCAGAAATTAAAAGATATGAACGCTCAGGTCGATGCTGCGGTAGATGGAGATTTTGATCCATACATGTACATGTCTGGAGAAAGAAATATATACGGTCAATATATTGACTTAGATTTTGTTCCTAATAGTATTTCAACAAGAATGAGATTATTCTCTTCTTTAAAGAAAAGAAAGGCCAATACTTATATCATGTCAACCAACTCTTCAATTGCAGGTATAGGATTTGGATTGAATGATAAAAATGAAGGATACTTTGTTGAAGTGGAATCAGTAGGATCTGGAAAATCTTCCGTTTCTGAAAAAGCCGTCGCGGGCAACCTTAGAATGTATAAAGTCAGCCTGAATAGTAAATCAAAATACGAGCCAAAACTTTTATTTACAGCCCCGGTCGGAGCAAATACTGTAACTAATACTGATGTTCAGGTAATAAAAAATGTTAATACAGCAGACCCGGTATTCGAACTTGAAATAAGAATTAAACAATATGAAAATGCTGTTAAATATGTAGTTTATTATGGAAATAGGAAGGTTAATTCCTATATTGAACCAAATGGACCGGCCTTTGGACTTAATAGTAAAAGAATATTTATGTTTGTTCGTAATGATTCTCAAGCAATATATGAATATATTGCAGCCGCTGCTAGGCCAGCGGGGAAAGATAATGATCCATACTTTAAATCAGCAAACTTTTTAGATCAAAAGATACAAAGCGGAATACTTCCAGTAAGCAAAGATTTTTATTTTAAAAATGAAGAAATAAAAGTTTATTTTAATGATTTTGCAAGACTTGTAAGACAAGTAAAAGAATATAATATTCGTTATAACCTACCAGCATTTTCTAGTGCCCTAGTAGATATTTCTAAAGTTAATCCTGAATATATGATTAAAAAATATAGTCCAACAACTTTTGGAGCAAGGCTAGTTGTTGTCAATACATCCTCTGGGCCAATAACGCTGGGAGAAGAAAGTCTTATGCCTTTATACATAGTGGGAATACAATTAGAAGAATTAAGTTTTGGGCAAATAAATATGAAAGACTATTATGATATTGTCGAAGAGGATAAACTTAGAGTAACAAGAAGAGAGCAGAATCTATCAATATATGGCTCTCAATCTGTATCTATAGATAGCCAATACATACAGACTATGGCTCAGGCTAAAAATATGATGAAATGGATAACTAGATATTGTGGTAGACAAAGGTTAAAAATGTCTTTAGAAATATTTCCAAACCCATTAATAGAATTAGGGGACAAAGTAAGAATATATGATAAGACAAGAGGATACACCTTAGAAAATGAAAATTTTGGAGATAGAGTGTTTATTGTATCTGCAATATCTCATTCTGTAAATAATTCCGGCCCCACTATGAATATAGAAATAATTGAGGTTGGTAAATAATGGCTAAAATTCCCCCGAAACCACCACCCAAAAAAACAACACAAACACCTAAGCCTAGTACTTCTAAGCCGCAGCCATCTAAACCTACTCCAGGGCCACTTAAGCCAGAACCAGGCAAACCTACTCCAGGGCCACTTAAGCCAGAACCAGGCAAACCTACTCCAGGGCCACTTAAGCCAGAACCAGGCAAGCCAGTTCCCCTGCCCCCTATCCGGCCCGACAAGCCAGTTCCCCTGCCCCCTATCCGGCCCGACAAAACTAAGCCTGAAAGAGGTAATAAATCAGAAACTGCTCCGACTACAAGGGATAAAAATGTTTCTAAAAACACTAGCCCCGATACTGTAGAGAATAATAAGCAAATTATGCAAAATCTTTTAAGTAGACCCAGGCCAACATCGACCCCTCGTCCACCCAATACCCCTCCTCCCCCTAAGACTCCTCCCCCAACGGAAGGCCCAACGCCAACGCCCCCTCCTCCGCCCAAGACTCCCTCTCCGCCGCCGTCAACAACCACTCCCCCTCCAACTAATCAGGGACAAAAAGAAGAGGACGAGAGATGGCGTGCATTTAAAGATAATTACAATGTATTAGGAGACTATGATAAAACAGTTATAAAAAATGTATGGCCCAATGTCGGCACCGGATCGGGTGGAAGAAAAGCCTTTGGCGAAAAGCAGGTGCCGAAACAAAAAGCACTGGTCGAAGCGGTTGACAATGGTAACATTACTCCAGATGAAAAAAAAGCGCTTTACGCCGCATTTGATTACAAGCCAGGTGCGCCCCCTGAACCTACCCCACCTCCACCTCCCCCACCACCACCTCCTCCACCTCCGCCCCCACCTGGCGGGGGGACGCCATCAGGAATTTCTCAAGAAGATTTACAGAAAATTCTTGATAGAATTACAGATTTAGAACTTCAGATACAAGCACTCCAAGAATCATCTCTGGATTTTGATATCGAAGAGCCGTCGGACGAGGGGCTTCCACGATACGATGAAGAGTCTGACGCTATAGATCTTGTACCAACAACACGATCATCTAAAGCAGAAATAAATATACCCCCTATGAATGAAAGGGCTGAAATTACTTATCCGAAAGATGCGGAAAGAATTTTTATGCCTAACATTTCTAGAAGAATCACAAGAGAGGTTGAAAGAATAACTCTTTCGTTGATTAAAAATACAAAAGAGTTTTTGGAGGCAGGAATAGACTATGATGCTATTAATTATGTTCCAGCGTATGAAAGATTTAATTCAGATGATTTAGTGTATTATGATCCTTCTCAAACAAATTCCGCAGACACCTACGTTGACACGGCTGCTTATGAAATTGTGCAAAATTTTGTATCAAGAATACAATCTCAAGTCCTTGATTATGGAGATCCCTCAAATTCAAAATTCGATTATGAAAAATATTTAGAAGCATTTGAATTAAATTATACTGCTGGAGGCTCTCCATACTATTCATTCAGCATAAAGGTTAACGATGCTATAATTACTAGTGTGAGAATTTTCCGCGTTACTGAAGACTCTAGTTCCTTGGGCACCAGATATGAGGTGGTTGAGCAGTGAAAGGAATCTATAGATTTTATTTAGACAATGAATTAATCTATGAGCAGCAGAATGCCCTTACCACCGCAGGACGCTCCATTATTATTAAATCTTTGCTTGGAATAATACCTAACTTTGCTAACAGTATAGCCTATGGAATAGGTAATGAGCCAAATACATTATCCGCCTCCACCTCCCTGATTACCAATAACTCTCTGCAGTTTGAATCAGGGAGAACTGTTGTGCGCGGCGGAACTTTAAATCTTGAAAATAATAATGATATATTGATTTATTCTGGAGTAATTGATGACCCATTTCAATCAGAAATTAGAGAGGTAGGTCTTTATCCATCTAGAATATCAGATGCTACGATCGGTCTTAATGGATCATTGCTGTTCGACTTTGACCGGGTTGACCTATTTCTTAAGTTTGGATCAGCATCAGCAGCAGAACTTATTAGTACAGAGTTTGCCAGAATAGGAACTCAATTATTTAATATACCTCCAACATCAAGTGCAAATAATTATTTACAGTATTCGTCAACCGACGGCGCCTTTCAGTATATTGAAACATTTACCTCACAGGATAATTTTATACTTTCTGGATATAATCAATCAACGGCTTCATCTAATGTATTTTTTAGATTTATGAAAGATGAAAATAGTTATTATGACATTGCTTTTACTACCCCTGCTGCATCTGGATATTTTATTTCTTCCACAGAAAAGGGTGCTGCTACAGTTACAGGACTTCCCGAATGGTCAGACATTAATTTTGTAAGAATTTGGCACGATTCTTCGGAGCCGGTATTATTAGATGCAATGAGAATTGATATAGGAAATTATTTTATAGATACAAACTATGGCCTAATATCTAGAGCAGTCCTGCCGACTCCTATCAGAAAGCCAGCGTCCATCCCTTTAACGATAGAATATTCTTTATCTTTAGGATTTAACTACGGAGTGTCATGACTAAATTAACCATTAACACCTTATGGCCTAATAATAATTTAAGATTCGCCATTGAGGGAGAAGCCTATGAGGAGGTTGCCGTCTCTCAAAGTTTTCAGATTAAAGTGCCTCCCGCGTGCCCATTAATGAGCAAAGAAGAAATAGAATTAACTGTAGGAAGGCCCTTTGATGAATATGGCGGAGTGGGGGGAGAATTTAAGTTTAGTAAGTTTTCTAAACAGCCTCATAACAGGGTTGGATATTATAAATTAAGAATTTTATTAAAAGATGCCAAGGATAGAAAAGATTTAAAAAAGGGAGATAAAGTAAGAATTTTTTCTTCTAGCAGTTTGTTAGATAATTTAAAAGGTACTGAGATTGGAAGAGAATATACAATCTTACAATCGGGATTATCTCAGACAGGAAAAACTTGGGTGCTAGATATAGAAGTTCCTAACTTTAGAGCATTAGGTGCAGATAGCGGCTCAGTTGACCCAGAAAATTCTTTTGTGAGAGAGGTACAGCCAAAAAGAATTTTATCTTCATTCACTGTTAAAATATCAAAAGATAAAGTGTTTGATAATTTAATTAATGTAAAAAGTCCAGTAACAGGAACCCCCGTTAAAGCCGTAAGAGATATTCCAATTTATGCATTTAAAAATTATGATAAAGAAAATACCGCTAAGATTCCAAAATATTTAATGTTAAATGGAAATAAAAATTTAACAATAGTCGATGAAAAAACTCCACCGGCCTATTCGACAAATTTATTACAATATGCTAATGGACCTTCATTTACCAACAATTTTTATATAGATTCTAAGCCAAACTTTTTATTTTATGTTGCAATAGCAAGATATTATTTAAGAGATGGTAAGTGGAGGGGCGAATGGTTGCAAATAAATAAAAGCGAAAAAGTCATTTGGGGGAGGGCAACCCTTAATGGCGACAAATAATTTTGGCTCCGAAGAAAGTAACTCCTCTCTTATTAATTTAACAGGATATTTAGATTCAAACGGGGCATTCAGAATAAAAAATCCAGACATTTCATCCTATAATTTTGACGGAGTTATTCCATCAGTTTTAAATAATATTTCTGCATCTTCAATAACTCCAGGAATGAAAATTTCTTTTACTGGGTCTACAGATGCTCAAACTTATTATTCCGTTGTAGCCGTGGGGAATGAAGGAGATATTTTTACTGGGTCTGCCATTGGCACAACGGTAATAGAGTATTTAGATGAAATTGGTCAATCTCAAGTTGTAGTTCTCGGCGCATCATCATTTTTTCCAGTTATATATGAAAGTTGGGAAGATAAATATATAGGAAATACTGGATGGTTTTTAAGCGGCCAGGGAAATGCAATATTTTCTAATGTTGCTGTGCGGGGGGAAATTCAAGCAACGTCTGGCAATATTTTAGGCGACCTAGCACTAGGAGGCTCTTTAACAGCATCTAATACTAATGGATACTTGATTTTATCTGCATCAGGAATTAATTCGGTAGCCGGATTAAATAATTTTAACTTAGATACAGTTTCTGGAAATTTATCATTCACGGGAAATATTAATGCAACATCTGGATCATTTGTTGGAAATTTATACGGTGCCAGTGTTTCTGGAGGTTATATAGGTGGGGGTTATATTAAGGGTGGAACAATAGATAGCGTCGATATTTATGCCGGAAATATTTATGGTGGCTTAATTGTAGGTGGATATATTACTGGTGGAGAGATTTTTGGCACGAACCTTAATAGTAGCAGTATAAGTAGCACTTTTATTAATGGAGGATTTGGTTCATTTACTGGACAGATAACTGCCACCTCTGGATCATTTACTGGCGTGATTACCGCCAGTGCTGGAACAATCGCTGGGTTTAAAATTGGAGATTATTTTGGCACCCCAGCAATAATTGCCCCATCTGATAGGATAATTTTAAGAAATGACGGAGTAATACAGTTATATCCAGGAGATGGTGCGCCCATGTATTTAGCCGCCCTACCTTTTAGTCAGGGAAGACTTTGGTTTGGATTTGCAAATGCATCAGACTCAGTATTCTGGCTAAATAATAACGGCTTTATGAAGGCAAAAAGTGCCAGCATCCATAGTTTTGCGGGAACTGGATCTGTAGTATTTCCAGATGCATATAATACCACTGTAACATCTGCTAGAGATTTACAGATAGATTCTACTGGAAAAATAGGATATGTAGCGTCTTCTCTTGCGGTAAAAGAAAATATTATTCCTCTTATCGAATTAGACACATTAAATATTCCAGAAGATAAAATTGGTAGTAGAGAATCTATAGATTTTAATTATAAGGATGTGTTAAACTTAACTCCCGTCCAATTTGATTGGATCGATGGAGGAACAGAACTTGGATTCATAGCAGAACAAATTGCTGAAGTTATGCCTATAGCATCTATTTCGGGAGATATTCCATCATATCATTCAAAAATGATTATTCCTGCTCTGCTAGCGGTAGTAAAGGAACAGCAAGAAAGTATTGACGACCTAAAGAATCGCGTGCTACAATTGGAATCTCAATTAGGAGGATAAATGTCAAACACATTGGAACTAGTAGTACAAGAACTTCAGCAGAGAATTGGTCAGATGACCAGCGACTATGAAACAAAGTTGGCCGTTTTAAAGGCTCAGGCGACTGAGCAAATCCAGGCTAGAGACAAGAAAATTATTGAACTAGAGGCCAAGTTGGATGATTAGTCCTATTAGCGATGGTCAGCCAATAACATATGACCTTCTTAATCAAATAATAAGTGAAGTAAACCGTGCGACATCCAGCATCTATACTGATGAGATAAAGCAGATTGTTCAGGTGTTTGGAAATAATATTGGCCGTAAGGAAGACGATAAGGTTGTTATAGCCGTAGGCTCTGTCCGGGTCGATGTTAAAACAAATAGCGCTACGGTTGATCCTATTGTTTTCCCAAATAATGTAGGGTTTGATATAGCACCATATGTTTGTGTAACTCTTGTCGATCAAAGAACAAATGAAAAATCCGGTCAAGGTATTCAGTTCGCCAATGTTTCTGTAACAAACTTAACAAAAACAGGCATGACGGTTAAAATAGATCTTTTAAGATCTGTAGAAAGACCAACAGCCATTAGTTTACATTATATTGCGATTGGACCACAATCTAGTTAGTAATTATGGCTAGATACAAATTAATAGAATCCAGTCACCCAAAAGCAATAAATGGAATGTATTACGAACACATTTTAATTATGGAGAACTATATTGGAAGGTTATTACATAACTGGGAAACTGTTCATCATATTAATGAAATAAAAAGTGATAATAGAATAGAAAATTTATTTATTTGCTCAAGGCGCGAGCATGATAAAGCGCATGGGATGAAAAATGTTTCTATGTATAAACTTCATCCAAATTGGATAAAAAAAACATGCAAGTATTGCAAAAAAAATTTTTATGGGTCTCCATCAATCATTAAAAAAAGAGTAAAATGTAATTCAACCTGTAAATCCTTAAGGGTTGACAAAATATGCGACGGGTGTGGTAATATTTATACTGTTCCAGTAACAAAATCTCATCTATGGGATTTTTGTTCAAAACAATGCCGTAGAAAGGCTAAAAATGACAAACGATCTTAAATGGATGATGTGCTCTGATGTGCATTTTCCTAGACATGATCCAAGAAAGTTAGATTTATTTTTTAAAGTAATGAAGTGGTTTAAGCCTGACGCAGTAGATTTGCTTGGGGACATTGATGATGCAGATTCTACTAGTAGGTGGGCGGCAGATAAACCTTTAGAAATGTCAATTTCATTAGAAGATGGAGGCGTGCGTGAAACAAGACAGTTCCTTAGAGATATTAGGAAGATCGTACCTAACGCTGATTGTCATTTTCATGATGGGAATCACGGTTGGACTAGACACGGCGAATACCTTGCTAAAAAGGCACCACAGTTCCTTGAACTAGTGACGGCAGACACACTGTACGAATATTCTAATTCGGGCTTTGAGTGGCATCTTTATCAGGAACCCCCTATAAAAAGATTTGGAGACATGTATGGTCATCATGGAGAGTCCATCTCTAAGCATTCAGGAGAATCAGTCCGAAATGATGTGAATAATTGGGGTGTTTCTTTGGTCAGAGGACATTCACATAGAATGGGCGCATATTTTCAGACTTATAATTTAACCGGACAAGAACTAAGGGGGTATGAGATAGGCCATCTTTGCGATGAGTCTAAGATGGATTACTCTATACAAAAGAATTGGCAAGCGGGATTTGCTGTTGCCCATGTTGTAGATGACTATCCACATATTCAACTTATTCAAATCCACGACTACACTTGTGTGGTTGATGGGAAGGTTTTTACAGCATAATGCACTGTAAAAAATGTCGCGGCAAGGTGATGGTTGATAGAACATTAAATTCAGATGTTCATATAGAATTATACTGCTTAAGATGTGGTAAAAGATGGCCATTAAGATATCCTGAAAAATTTGGAGGATTTGGAAGATGGATAATGAAAACGGAGACCCTTTATCTTACAGGGAAAGATATGGGGTTCTAAAAACTCCAAGGGCAAGGAGAAAAGTTTTCATAAACGGAGAACTCCATCATATTGTTCATATAAATAAACCGGCTGACGTTTGCACTACCTTTAACTATATTCAAGATAAAATTATAAGATATCCTTATAAATCAATGAAAAAACATTTTCAAAAAGCATATCTTATAAACGAGGTTGCAAAAATGGTCAACAGGCATCCAGAAAGAATAAGGATTGCAATTAATGAGGGAAATTTAAAAAATCCACAAAGATCTGGGCCTAATGGAAAATTTTATTTTAATGAAGATGATATATTAGACATACAGGATTATTTTGCCAATGTACATTACGGTAGACCAAGAAAAGACGGGTCAATAACTCCTTTAAAAAAAAGAACCGTGACAAAAGAAGAAGTTGACGCTAAACTTGGAAGAAGAGACGTACTCTATGTGCAAAATGAAAAGGGCGAATTTATTCCCGTTTGGAGGACAATAGATTTCTAATGCCAAAGAAAAAGAAAACTGAAGAAGACGAGTTAATTGATTTTATTGGTGAGGTTATTTGCAGTGAAAGTGCTCTTTTGGCATCATCAATAAATCTTTTGCGTGCTGGCGATATAGCAAAAGAAAAGGGAGATGCAGAACTTTTGCTTAAAGTTGCTGATGCGTGGTATGATTTAGCCAGATTTCTATCTGGAGAAGAAGAAGAGGAAGAGAAAAAGCCATCACAATTTGGATTTTCAGCATTGGAGGTATTAGATGAGCCAGGAGATGAACCTGACCAGAGTGAAGGTCGGGTTAAAATTCGTAAGAAACATCGGTAATTATGAATCGATCCACGTTGACTTGGGCGTTGAAGATTATGTTCGTAAGGATGAGAGTGTATCCCAGGCAATGGATAGGGTTTATGAGTTTGTGGAGAATAAACTAATTGAAAAGGTCCAGGCTATTGAGGAAGATGTAAGTGGCAAAAAGTAAGGCAGAAACTGCAGCATATACACTTATATCAGACTATATCTGCCTATATAAGCAAAGATATGGAATTCCCCCTCTTATTAATAAATATAAAGAAAAGTGGGCGATGATTTCCCTGGTGGAAGATTTTGGACAAGAAGAGGTAAATAAAACCCTTCAATACTATTTTAGATTAACTAAAGATGGTCACCCCCTTAACTGGTTTTTCAACAATTACTCATCACTGCATTCTTCTAGACTAGACTCAGAGAAGGATGCTAAGATTAGAGAAGAGCAAAGAAGAAGGACTCAAGAGTTGCGAGCGGAGTATTTGAATGGCATTTAATGAAGAAGTAGAGGTTATTTCTTCTGTCTGTAAGAATAAGGATATTCACATCCTGTTTGATAATAACGCAGATGAATTAATAAAAGACTGTTCAGATATATGGGGATTTATCAAAGACTACTATGATCAAACACATCAGGTTCCCGATTCAGATTTAATCTCTACTAGATTTAAAGATTTTGATCCAGTAGATTCAGGCCCAACAATTTATCATGTAAATAAACTACGTCAAGCATTTTTAGATGAATCGCTAAGAAATGCTTTAAGAAAAGCCGCCCAGACTATTAATAATAATGAGTCTGCAAAGGCGCTGGCTGATCTAAATTACGATATAACGAAGATTTCTAGGGTGGGCGCCAGGGTAAGAGATCTAGATGTCACCGATGTTGAGAATGCATTATCTTATTTTGAACAAACTAGAAAGGCTGCTGAGAATGGTAATGTTGGAATTAAAACTGGAATAGCAGCGTTCGACGTTTGTCTACCTATGGGTATTTCTAAGGGGCAGTTGGGAATTCTTCTTGCCTATCCAGCCATTGGAAAGTCTTGGCTAGCATTATACTTTGCTGTACAAGCATGGAAAAACGGTCATAAGCCAATGATTATTAGTCTAGAGATGACAGAGCACGAGGTTAGGAATAGAATCTTTACCATCATTGCTGATGGATTCTTTTCTCATAGAGCGCTCAGTGCAGGAAGAATCAATGATTCAGAATTTAAATTATGGGCTGAGAAGAACCTAGACAATAGGCCCCCATTCAAGATTATTTCTAATGACACTGGTTCAGAAATGACCCCAAACCTCATAGGCTCCAAAATTGATCAGTACAAGCCAGATATAGTTATAGTAGACTATCTTCAATTAATGACAGATAATTCATCAACTTCTGCTAATGAGACTGTGAAAATTAAAAACCTATCTAGAGAATTGAAACTTCTTGCAATATCTCAGCAAATACCAATTGTTGCTATTGCTTCTGCTACCCCGGATGATGCTTCAGATCTTGAGTCTGTTCCGCAGTTAGGACAGGTCGCCTGGTCTAGACAGATAGCCTATGACGCAGATTTCCTTTTAGCAATGGGTAGGAAGCAAAACTCAGATGTTCTTGAGTGTGCTTTTAGGAAAAATAGGAACGGTTATAATGGAGACTTCTATCTAGAAATAGATTTTGATAAAGGAATATTTAAAGAAATAATAGATATTGTTAACTGATAAACTTATATAATAGTCTATGTGGACTATGTTGGTCATAAAAAAATAAAAGAATTTCATATCGATGGAATCATCGAAGACGATTCAGTAATCTTAAAAGTAAGAGAAAGATATGAAATTATTTTAGTAGACCTTATGAGATCTCAGGGATACGTCCCGCATCTTGACATAGATCCCGCATTTAGTCTAGAATATGATAACGATAAATATAAATTTTTATTGACCATATACGGTGTTTTTATTGGAAAGGCAAAGGCTAAATGCTATCTAGCAGTAAGTGGAACCAGACTTATTCCAATGGACAATTCACAGAGGGACAAATATACTCAGTACTAAATAATTGTTCAGTAAAAATAGGCGGAGAGATTGACTCGCATTTTCTTTTATTCTGCCCCTTTCATTACAACATCAATACTCCAGCGTGTGAAATAGATAAAAGCAGTGGCATGTTTATATGCTTTTCTTGCGGAGAGTCGGGTAGCCTCATAGATATGGTTATGAGGATAACCAATAGAACGTACTTTGAAGCGGTAAGGCTGGTTAATTCTTATAAAATAGATGTTGATATAGAAAAACAAATCATTGAAATAGTTGATAGGCCCAAGGAAATTAAACCGTTTGATATGGGGATGATTAATAACCTTCATAGTAATCTTATAAATAGTTCCAGGGGAAGAGAATATTTTTATAGCAGAAACATATTTGATAATGCTCAGAAGGAACTTTTACTAGGATATTCAATTAATCAGGACATGGTTACAGTGCCTGTTTTTGATGTAAACAATATTTGTGTTGGGTTCGTAGGAAGATCTGTAGAAGGTAAGGTTTTTAAAAACAGCACAGGGCTACCGAAAAAGCATATTCTTTTCAATCTGAATAATTCAAAGAGAAAAGATTTGGTCGTCGTTGAGTCCTCGTTTGATGCCATAAGGCTATGGCAGTTGGGGATTAATTCTGTAGCAACTCTTGGAGCGACAATTAGCAGGAACCAGATAAAACTTTTATCAAATTATGCAAATAGTATAACCATTTGTCCCGACAATGATGATGCCGGGAAAAGACTAGAAGATAAAATAAAAGATAATATTGATAATAGGGTGGTAAATGTAGTAAGATTGCCCGGAGGAAAAGATGTAGGCGATCACTCAGACGAAGAGTTATCGGATATATTTAAAGATATTGGAAATAAGTTTACATTACCTGTATAATATAAGAATCGGCCCATCTATAGGGTTAAATACTTTTAGGAGAAATAAAATGTCAGTTATTACAGGATTAAAGAATATTAAGAGTAAGATGGAGCGCCCCCAAGTTGAGGAGGGCAGCCGCGCTCGCTGGCTTAAGTTAGAAGATGGTCAGAGCGTAAAGATTAGATTTGTCAATGAACTAGATCCCGATTCACCTCATTATGATAAGAGTCGTGGGCTTGCTATTGTCGTAGCAGAACATACAAATCCAAAGGATTACCGTCGCAAGGGTCTTTGCAGCCTTGATGATGAGGGCCGATGCTTCGGATGTGAGATGCATCGAAAGGACCCCAAGGCTGGCTGGAAGGCCCGCCTGCGTTTCTATACTAATGTTCTAGTAGATGACGGAACAGATCAGTATGTCGCCGTATGGTCTCAGGGAGTTGGACAAAAGTCACCAGCCACGAACATTCTTATCGAATATGCTGGCGACACTCAATCTATAACAAATCTACAATGGCGTCTTAAGAGATCTGGCACGGGGACTCAGACAAGTTATACACTTATCCCCCTAGCACCAGATACAGATAATTATGACTGGTCCGGTGTTGAGCCTTATGAACTAGAAAAGGTTGCCGTTCGCAGTGTAACCTATCCAGATCAAGAGGCATTCTACATGGGTGCCGACGTAGATACAACTTCATCAACCTCAGTAGATTGGTAAAAATTTTGATTGTTGGGTGGGCAGTAGGATATACTCCTACTGCTTACTCATTATTGGAGAGAAATGTTTCATAATCATCATTCACATTCATATTATAGTCTTCTAGATGGATACTCTTCCCCGGAAGAGTTAATTAAAAGAGCAGCAGAGATAGGAATGTCTGCACTTTCTATAACAGATCACGGAACACTGAGTGGACATAGAGATCTAGTCAAGGCGGCTAATGAAAATAATATAAAGCCCATTCTTGGACTGGAGGCTTATTTCACCACAGATAGAATGGATAAGAGATCTAAGAAAGAAAGAACCCCCGACGATCAGATTTATAATCACCTGATTGTTCTTGCAAAAAACGACACGGGTCTTCATAATCTCAATAAACTCTCTGAGGATGCCTGGGAAAATGGATTTTTCGTAAAGCCAAGAACCGACTTTGAGATGTTGGAGGTAAACAGAGAGGGACTTATAGTTTTATCTGGATGTATGAATGGAATAATTGCTAAAGCATTGGAGAACGGTAATGAAGAACTTGCTAGACAATACGCTGGATGGTTTAGAGATGTTTTCGGAGAAGATTTTTACATTGAGATTCAGCCACATAATCCTTCACACCTCAATCGCTCTCTTCTTCTCTTGGCTGATAGTCAAAATATTAAGCCCGTAGTAACCCTAGACTGTCACTATGCTTCTCCAGAAGATAGGGTGGCAGAAGAGATCATGCTTATCCTTGGAACTCATCCTAAAATTTCTAAAGAAGTAGAGTTTGGTAAAAGCCGAAAGATTAAAGATCTGATGGAAAGACTGGACTATCTTTACGGAGATAGGCAAATGTCCTTTAAAGATTTAGATATTTGGCTTATGAATTATTCCGATGTGAAAGATCGGATGCTGGCCCAGGGAATAGATCGTGAAGATATTTATCAGAATAGCGTAGAGATATCTGAAAAGATCGGTAGATATGATATTAAAAGTGCAGTAGATCTACTACCAGTAAGCCACAGTGATCCACACTCAGAACTTAAGCAATTGGTTATGGACGGACTGAGAAAAAGGGATCTCATAAAGCCTGAATATCTGGAGAGAGCAAAAGAAGAGTTAGAGATCATCAAAGAGAAGAACTTCTCATCTTACTTTCTTGTTGTATCGAATATGATTTCTTGGGCAAAATCTCAGAATATTTTGGTGGGGCCAGGTAGAGGCTCTGCTGCGGGAAGTCTGGTCTGCTACGCACTTGAGATAACTGATATAGACCCAATAAAATACGGACTTCTTTTCTTCAGATTCATCAACCCTGAGAGAAACGATTTCCCTGATATCGATACAGATTATGAGGACCGCCGCCGTGGTGAGGTGAAAGACTATCTTGTAAAAGAATATAAGCACGTTGCCTCTATCGCCACCTTTAATACATTCCGGGACAAAGGAGTCGTAAGAGACGTTGCAAGAGCCTTTAACATCCCTCTTACAGAAGTAAATAAAGCACTGAAGGGTATAGAGACCTGGGAGGAATTTATTAAAACCCCTGGGGCCAAAGAATTCAGAGACAGATACCCTGAAGTTGTTGAGTACGCAGATAGGCTTAGGGGAAGAATCCGTGGAACAGGGCTGCACGCGGCTGGAATTGTAACGTCCAAGACAGAAATATCTAAATATGCTCCTATGGAAACTAGAAAAGATACTCAAAGTGACAATAGAATTCCTGTTGTTGCTGTGGACATGGATCAGGCAGCAGAGATTGGTCTAATTAAAATTGATGCTTTGGGATTAAAAACCCTAACAGTAATACAAGATACCATCAAGAATGTAAAAGAAAGGCGTGAAATAGATATAGACCTGTCTTCCATTCCGTTAGATGATCCAGAGATTTATGCAGATTTATCTGCTGGATTTACAAAAGGGGTATTCCAGGCAGAAGCGGTGCCCTACACTAATCTTTTGATAAAGATGGGTGTAAGCAGCATGGATGAATTAGCAGCGTCTAATGCTCTAGTAAGACCGGGAGCAATGAACACTATTGGCGCAGACTATATCAAAAGAAAGAAGGGGCGTCAGGCAGTATCATATGTTCACCCCATAATGAAAGAGTTTACTGAAGATACTTATGGATGTATTCTTTACCAAGAGCAAGTCATGCAGGCATGTGTAAGTCTTGGTGGAATGACCATGGCTGAGGCGGATAAAGTCCGTAAAATTATTGGAAAGAAGAAGGATGCAAAAGAATTCGACCAGTTCAAGGATAAATTTATTGCTGGCGCTTCACGGCACATTTCAAAGGAAGCCGCAGAAAATCTATGGCACCAGTTTGAGGCTCATGCAGGTTACTCGTTTAATAAGAGTCATGCTGTCGCATACTCTACGCTCTCTTACTGGACGGCATGGTTAAAGAAATATTATCCCGTAGAGTTTATGTTTTCTCTTATGAAAAATGAGGGGGACAAGGATAAAAGAACAGACTACCTAATTGAAGCAAAAAGAATGAACATAAAAATTAGGCTCCCCCACATTAATGAATCTGGAGAAGACTTTACCCTAGAAGGGGATGCGATTAGGTTTGGTCTAGGAAACATAAAATTTATTTCAGAGGGAATCGCAAAAAAGATAATCGCGGCTAGACCGTTTAACTCTTATCAAGAATTTATACAATTTACAACAAAGAAGGGTTCTGGGGTTAACAGCAGGGCCGTGGATGCCCTGAATAAAATAGGTGGAGCCGCTTTTCCCGATAACCCCAGGACTGGAAATGAAAGAGAGCACCTTTATGAGTACCTTAATATTCCAGAGTTTGTTACTAATATTCCTAGGTGGGTAGAGTCGTACTTTAAACCGCTGGAAGAATATGAGGAGGATGGTGCTTTTATCGTAATGGCTATGGTAAAGAGCATTAAGCGAGGAGACGGATGGAGCCGCGTAGAGATTGTTGACAAGACGGCCAGCGTAGGAGTTTTTCACAATCAGGATACACAGATAGAGCCGGGAAAGATATATATATTCCTAATATCGGACAATAGAATATCTTCATACATACAGCCGGACTCCCTTGATTCCACTAAGAGTTCCTTTGTACAATTCTTAAAGGCTAAGACTATGGTGTTGGGTCCAGATGAATATTTCGTCGTGGATGTTGAGCCAAGAAAAACCAAAAAGGGAGACAAGATGGCCCATGCAGTTTTAGCAAATGAAGATAAAGAGTTAACATCAGTTATTATTTTCCCCTCTGTCTATGCGGAGTCTTTGTCTAAGATGAAGCCAGGGACGCATTGTAAGCCTATTCTCGCAGAGACAAACTCAGGGGCTATATCATTGAAAGGTTTTATTAGATGAATTTAGATAAATTAGCATATGAATTACATCAGACGGCAGTCTCAAAAGGATTTTGGGATTCATTAGAAAAAATGCCAGAAGAAGATCACTTTATCTTCTATGCGAAACAAATAGCAATGATCCACTCAGAGGCGACAGAGGTTCTAGAGGCCCTTAGAAAATCAAAAGGGCACGATCAGGTGGTTGAGGAATTAGCCGATATCGTTATTAGAGTTTTAGATTTGTATGAAGGTCTGAGGGAAAAGGGAGAAGTCCTATTTTCTTTGGAAAAGACTGTTAAGCAAAAGGCTAAGGTTAATGAGAGTCGTCCAAAACTGCACGGCGTCAAGGGATGATATACTAGTGGAGTTAAATGGCTACTTTCTTCATGGGGTCGATGGAGAAAAACTGCTTGTTGTTCGCGGCTATAATGAGCCGCTTTTAGAAAAAATAATATTGACCCTAAAACGTTCTAGAGATCAGGACATAAAAGAGTTAGCGGAAGTATTGGAGAATCATTTTAATGAGCGACATGATGATGGAAGAAGTTCTGTCGAAACTAGATCCAAAAATAAGAAAAATGGTAGGAAGCGCATCTAATGTAGAAATTTATAAACAAAAAACTCCCAGCCTATCTTTAAATTTTGCATTAAAGGGAGGTTTGGCGTATGGCAGACAAGTTTTAATATGGGGAAATAAGAGTGCAGGAAAATCATCATTCTGCCTTCAATTAATAGCAGAAGCACAAAAAGAAGGCAAGTTGTGCGCTTGGATAGATTCAGAGCAATCCTATTCTCCAGAATGGGCGGAGCGACTTGGAGTTAATTCGGAATCATTGATATATTCTTCTGCAAAAACTATCAATGACATGGTTGATGTTGGAACGCAATTAATTCAATCTGGCGTAGACATTTTAGTGGTGGACTCTATATCTGCCCTTCTCCCCGCTATATATTTTGAAAAAGATGGATCAGAACTGAAGCAGTTACAGGATACAAAACAAATCGGTGCTGAGGCTAAAGACATGACACATGCTGTAAAAATGCTTAACTATGTAAATGACAAAACATTATTAATCCTTATTTCTCAGCAAAGAAATCAATTTGGGACCATGCACGCTAGCCATATTCCAACAGGAGGTATGGCAGTTAAATTCTTTTCAAGCACTATCATTAAACTATGGTCTAGTGAATCAGAAGCATCCTCTATTAAAGATAAAATTTCTGTCGGAGATAAACTTATTGAGCAAAAGGTTGGTCGCCCAGTTAACTGGACAATAGATTATAATAAAACTGGACCACAGTTTATAACTGGATCGTACGATTTTTATTTTCAGGGATCTCACGTTGGCGTGGACTGGATAGCAGACCTAGTAGATACTGCAGAAATGCTGGGGGTCATTGAGCGAGGTGGTGCGTGGTACACAGTTCTTGGAGAAAGAATTCAGGGGCGGGCCAATGTTATTGCATCTGTAAGAGAAAACCTAGATATGCAAGAAGAATTATCTAAGTTGGTGTATGAAAAAATATGATAGATCCTAAAAACTTTATTAAGCCATCCCCTAAGCAAAATAAAACTTTCAAAGATATCGAAGGATCTTTTTCTTGTCCAGAGATAGGATGCTTTGAAGTATCTAGTACAGGAAAATATGATTCAGAAAATAAAAAGGTTTATTGGGTATGCCCGAACGGGCATGAAGGAAGTGCAAGGTTGGTATATGAGTGAGCGATCAGAGTTAAAAAGAATGGGCGCTAAGGCTCATAAAAATAGTGGTCGAGGTCAATATCAAAAGGCAGATGGAAATTTAGATAGATTTATTGTAGATGTAAAAGAATATTCTAAATCAATATCTATTAATGAAGATATATGGGCCAAGATTGTTACTGATTGCTTAAAAACAGATAATACAAAAAATCCATTACTAATGCTGGTACTTGGGTCTAGCGGAAGAAAGACTAGGCTAGCAGTAATCGAATGGGAAATTCTTGAAGAGTTGCTGGAGGAAATAAATGGATAACACTATTGACCTTATTAATCAGGTTTCTGAATTCTCTGATATACATGAATTCATTCGTGATGATGGATTAGATGATGCCATGGCAGCCATAGTAAAAATCATTTCTAAGCCAGACATTCCTCCGACACAAGCCCTGACCCTTATTGCAAAACTTCAGGCTCTTTCAGCAAAGTTTGGGATATTAGCAGCCTGGTATTCAACTGCTGCAAAAGGGCCAACAGGCTCGCCAAATAACATTAAAAAGAATGTTTATTACTCAACCAAGGACTCCCTTGATAAATTAGTAGACTCTCTAAAGTATATAGTAAGGTATAATTTAGGTTAATTATGACTAAAAATTTAATTCACACACTAATGAATAAGCCTAGAGATACTAAACTAGACGCAAAAAAGTTTGTAAAAATGCTTAACTCTGCTTACCAAAAAACAAATACAGTTAAAGAGTTTAAGCAAAAGAAAACTTTTGCCCCCAGTACAGTAGGGTATGGGCACGGAACCTGTGCTAGATACTGGTGGATAGCATTCAATGGAGCAGAGTTTACTGAGAATATTCCTGCAGCAAATATAGCATCAATGAGATCTGGAACGGACGCTCACGAAAGAATAGAAAAGTTAATAGAAACAACAGGATTATTAAAAGAACGTGAGCGAGAAATAAAAAGCGAAAATCCGCCTGTTAGAGGTTTTGCAGACATAGTTTTAGAAATAAATGATGAAGAAATAATCGGTGAAATTAAAACAATAAAAGATCAGTATTTTATACAAAGAAAAAGCGAGGGAAGCCCCTCACCCAGCCATTTACTTCAACTTCTTATATACATGAAAATAGAAGGGGCAAAAGAGGGTTTCATTTTGTATGAAAATAAAAATGATAATGAACTAATATCTGTTCCAATTCAAATGACGGAAAAGAACGAAGAGTATATAGATTACGTTTTTGATTGGATGAATAACGTTTATCAACATTATAATGATGGTATACCTCCAAAACGTGGATATACTAAATCAACTTGGGTCTGTAAGAATTGCCCGGTATCTGAAGCCTGCCTGGAAAAAGAAGAAGGAAAAGATAAAATTCCAAATCTAAAGGTAGGAACTGAATGAAAAAATGTGTAAATTGTAATATAGAGTTTGAAACCAACAAAAAAAATCAAAAGTATTGCACTCCATCTTGCTGTAGAATTGCTACAAATAAAAAAATAATGGAGAAATATTATGAAAATAAAAAACGCCTGAGCGGTCAAAAAAGATATTGTTCTTGCGGTCAGTTGCTCAGCAGATATAATGAAAATTTTGTATGCTTTGTTTGTGATCAAAAAAATAAAAATAATGATAAAAAAAATATACTAGAGGTTATTAACAGTGTCGCTAAAAAAACTGGTAAAGCAAAACGCTAATGTTGTGATGGGCATAGACTCATCTACAAACTCTCTCGCCTTCTGCCTATTAAATGAACAGCCTGTAAAATGGGGCAAAATAGTATTTAACGGAAATAATATTTATGAAAAGGTTGTAGACTGTAGAAATAAAATGCAGTTTATTAAGAATGAAGTATCTCCAGATTATATTTGTATAGAGTCGGCTATTATGGTAAGATCTCAAGCGGTAGCCATTAATATGGCTATGATCGTAGGCGTCCTAATATCGGAACTTGCTATAGATGCAAATAAAATAATAACCGTCCCTCCTTCAGCGTGGCAAAATTTTATAGGTAATAAGAATTTAAATAAGCAGGAAAAGGAAGACATTAAAAATAATTTTCCAGGAAAAACTGAAACTTGGTATAGAAATAAATCTAGAGATATGAGAAAGCAAAGAACATTAGATTATTTTAATCAAAAGTTTTTATTAGACCTTAGTGATAATGACGTTGGTGATGCTTTTGGCATTGCATATTATGCACAGAAAAATTTGATAAACCGTGGCTAAATTATATGAAAGCAAGGCTTTTTTAACAAAAAGATATGTTATCGAAAAGAAAAGCCTGGAAGAAATAGCGAAAGAATGTAATGTGAGTCATCAAACAATATATCGATATCTTGTAAAATTTGGATTAATTAGAGACCAGAGGAAGTTAAAAAGATGATAGAAAAAGACTGGAATCAAATGTTTGTGGAAGAAATGAGCCAGTCCATTAACAATGGACTTGAAACAATACCAAGAAATAATACAGAGTTGGCAATACAGAATGAATGCAACCGAATGGCAGAACTTCTTATTAAAAAGAATAGAGCCTATGGCAATTCCGCGCTAGATCCAGTAAGAATATTTTCTAGTTCAGATAATATAGAACAATTAAAGGTAAGAATTGATGATAAATTGTCTCGCTTTGTTCGCGGAACAGAATTCCTTGGAGATAATGATATTGACGACCTAATGGGGTATCTGGTACTATTAAGTATTGCAAACAAGGAGACTTGGAAATAATGCCACTATATACTTATACTTGTATGGAATGTAATGAGGACCATGAGATCATACAAAAGATAGAGAATAGGGACAATGCCTTATGCCCTTCCTGCGGACACAGGCTGGTTAGAAATATAGATAGGCCAGGAATGGTATGGGCACCAACTCGCGGCGGAAGCGGATACGCAACCTAAGCATCCTTTAGGAGAGTCATGTCTAGACAAAAAAAAGAATATGATAGAAAACCATATCATGTAAATGATGATATATCTGTATTTTATGAAATAAAATATGGAAAGGATGTAATAAAGCCAGGAGATTTAATTAAGATTAAAGACGTTCGTGGAACCTTTAGGTTTATACAACTTGCCCACAATATTAATAAAGATGTTACATGGATAGACTGCATAAATAATGTGACAGGAGAATATAGATCTTTTTATATAGAAAAATTAAAAGGATTAATTAGGGCAAAAAAAAGCATAAGAAAGAAGATGAATGCGTGAATTAGAACTTGCCGATAGGTGGGAAAGAATAAATAAGGTAGTAGACACCTTTTTAAAGGGCACGACTAACCCAACTCAAATAGCAAAACTTACTGGATTTAAAAGAACTGAGGTTCAGGAGTATCTTGATGAATGGCGATCTGTTATACAGAGTGATAGACAGATTCAGATGCGTGCAAGAGAGGCTTTATCTGGGGCCGACAGGCACTACTCCATGCTTATAGAAGAAGGCTGGGATGTAATAAACCAGGCCAGTCAAATAGGAGATCTTTCTAGAAAAGCAACTGGAATTAAAATAGTTTCAGACATTCAGCAAAAACAAATAGATATGCTACAGAAGGCCGGTCTTATTGAAGACACTGAAATGGCTGCTCAAATAATGGAGACAGAAAGAAAACAAGAACTCCTTGTAAAAATTCTAAAAGAAGTGGTAGCAGATTGTACGCATTGTAAACTAGAAGTGCATAAAAGACTGGAAGAAATAACAGGAAAGGCCGAAGGTTTCTGATGTTTGACGACTTTCTTTCTGCCCTAGAAGAGGACGAGTTTGACGAAAAGCCAGTAGAGATTGAAGAATTTGTTACTAGTGAAAATTATTTAAAACTACCGCCGTTGTCTGAATATCAATACCAGGCTATTAAAGCAATGACTCAAATATACAAAAAAGAAACTTTAATCAATCTTATGGGAGAGGAAAAGGGGCTTAAAAGATATCGTCAGACATGTAACGAAGTAATACTTCAACTTGGGAAGGGTTCTGGGAAAGATTATCTTTCTACCATATCTGTTACCTATTTAGTTTATTTATTGCTATGCCTAAAAGACCCTGCAAAATATTTTGGCAAGCCTCCAGGAGATTCAATAGATATTATTAATATTGCTATTAACTCAGAGCAGGCAAAGAATGTATTTTTCAAGGGATTTAGAAAAAGAATAGAAGATTCTCCATGGTTTGTTGGAAAATATAGTATCACAGCGCAAAGTGTATCATTTGACAAATCTATTACATGTCACTCAGGACACTCAGAAAGGGAGTCTTGGGAGGGATATAATGTTATTTGCGTGATCCTTGACGAGATATCTGGATTTAGTACAGTGTCAACTAGTGGTAACGAGCAAGCAAAGACTGGACAAGCGATCTATGATATGTATAGGGCCTCAGTAGATTCCCGATTCCCAGACTTCGGCAAGGTTGTTCTGCTTTCTTTTCCTAGATATAAGAATGATTTTATTCAACAAAGATACGAATCAGTTATTGCTGACAAAGAAACGGAAATAAGATCTCACACTTTTAAATTAGATGAAGAACTTGAGAATGTTCCAGAAAATGAATTTACTATTCATTGGGAAGAAGATCATATTAATGCCTATAGATACCCTAAAGTTTTTGCATTAAGAAGGCCAACCTGGGATATTAATCCAACAAGATCCATAGAAGATTTTAAAATATCATTTTTTAATAATCCTGTAGATGCTCTTGGAAGATTTGCATGTATGCCAGCAGACGCAGTGGATGCGTTTTTCAAATCTCGTGAAAAAATTATTACATGTTTTAATCAACCAATGAATGGTGTGGACGACGAAGGTCGATTTAAAGACTGGTTTATTCCTCAAGAAGGAAAAGAATACTATGTCCATGTCGATTTGGCGCAGAAGCATGACCATTGTGCTGTATCTATGTCACATGTGGAGCGATGGGTTCACGTTAAAAGTTTTTTAAATCACAATGTGATAAGCCCGATAGTGGCTGTAGATTGCGTAAGATGGTGGACTCCCACCTCAGATAAATCCGTAGACTTCTCTGAAGTTAAACAATTTATTGTAGACCTTAGATCTAGAGGGTTTAATATTAAGAAGGTAACCTTTGATAGGTGGAACTCCCATGACATCATGGCTGAATTAAGAATGATTGGTATTGAGACAGAAACTCTTTCTGTGGCAAAAAAACACTATGATGACATGGCTATGTTAGTTGGTGAAGAAAGAATAATCGGACCCAGCATCCCCCTGTTGATTGATGAATTGTTACAGTTAAGAATTATTCGTGACAAGGTAGATCACCCTAGAAAGGGAAGCAAGGACCTATCTGACGCCGTTTGCGGAAGCATCTATAATGCCATAGCCAATACAAAAAAAGAAACTCAAGAGATAGAAATAGAGGTTCATACCTACAAGCAGTTCATTCGTGATTCACGAAAAGCAGAAGCAGAAAAGAATATGATAGTTCCTCCTAAAAATAATAATGGAGGAAATATAGATGATTACATTCAATCAATAGGAATGGTATGAAGGATTGGGAAAGTAAAAAGGAAAGAGTCAATAAAATTATAGAACGTGATGGCTATTTCTGCTACATATGTAAAAATAGTTTTGGTAAAAAGGAAAAGCCCACCATAGATCACTGGATTCCTTTATCAAAGGGAGGGACCTGGGATATATCAAACTTAAGGCTTGCCCATAGAGAATGTAATATATGGAAGGGGGACAGGATTCCAAATCAAGACGGTTCCGTCCCTGAAAAAGAGAAGAGCAGATCTTATCGTAAACAACAAAAAATAAGTAAGAAAAATAGAAAAAGGGTGTGTAAAATTTGTAATAGTGGTAGAATGCTTTATCCAGGACAAATGTGCTCATCATGCTATTCTCAGCCAGAACCAAAAAATTTTCCTGGTTGGGCTAAAAGAAAGCCATCGGAATGCGATCACCAAACTTATCACTGTTTTTCTTGTTTTCTAGGATTTACTAAAAGGACTGCATAATGGATTTAAATGATGAAATTTTAGAAATATTTTTAAAAAAGGGATATATTGAGCCAGCCGGAAAAAATATTGCCGGTGACGAAGTATATAGATTTACTGACCTGTTTTATGAAGAGCAGGCAGAACTTGTTGAATTCATGAGGATACAGGATTCTGATATTCTAGGAAGCCTGTGGTTTAAGGGATATATAGATTTAATGATGGACAATGATGGACTGGCCCATATATACTTAAATGATAAGTCAGATAACTGGCTAGACGCTAAAGATTTGTCAGAAGAGGAAAAATCTATGATGTATTTAATATATGGAACTGGTTCTTATATTCAGGGGGATTACGGTGAATCGTAACGTCATTGACTACTATAAAGAATGGGAAACAGATCAAATTAAGGCCGATCTTGATAAAAAAAGACTTCCTTTCATTGCCGCCTTTGAAAATATTTCTGGAGATTTTAATAAGGCTACGGGGATGCGTAATGCAAACGCTTTCATGGCAAAAGAGGTTTGGATAATTGGAGATAAGAAGTGGGATCGTCGTGGAGCGGTAGGAACACATAACTATATGCACCTTAAATATTCTCCTAGCCTAGAAGAAATATGGGCTAATGATGAAAAGATTAGATCTATGAGATGGGTTGCTATAGATAATATCCCCAATGCTGTTCCAATTACAGATTATAAGTGGCAAGAAAACACCTTTATGATATTCGGAGAAGAGCGCAGGGGTATTAGTAATTCGGCAATATCTTTGGCCGACGATATTGTTTATATACCACAACTTGGAAGTGTAAGAAGTTTGAACGTGGGCACTGCGTGTGGCATCGCTATGTATGATTATGCGTCGAAACTAGGAATGATATAATCAGTTATGGCTACTTGTGATTTTTGTTTAGCGCAGTCAGTTGGTAGAGGTCTGGCACACCAGACTGAACTGTATTTATGTACAAGACATTATTACGCATATAGCACATCTATAAATGGATGGGAGTTTACCGATCTTGGCAGAGACGTATAAGCCGACTGATTCTATGGCAGCAGCGGCAAGAAGAGCACTAAAATGGAGAGAAGAGGGAAAGGCTACGGGTGCAGGAACATCTGTTGGCTGGACTCGTGCAAATCAACTTGCAAATAAAGAAAATCTCTCTCTAGATACCGTTAAGAGAATGTATTCATATTTCTCTAGGCATGAAGTAGATAAAAAGGGTAAGGGTTTTTCTCCGGGTGAAGAAGGATATCCATCTAATGGAAAAATTATGTGGGAAGCCTGGGGCGGAGACGCTGGATACTCTTGGTCTAGAGCAATAGTAAATAGAATGAAGAAGGTTTGGGAAGGTTCCCCCTTCGATTTAAGTAAATAGACTCCGATATGCCAGCAATTCTTTGAGTCGCAGTTGATCCAGTATGAGTTGCGTCAAACGTGCAGGAAATATCTTAGGATGGTGTAGTTACCCGCTGGCATATCGGCTATGGAGAATGGTGTAATGGCAGCACAAATGACTTTGGATCATTTAGTCTAGGTTCGAATCCTTGTTCTCCAGCGCAATTGGCATGTGGCGCAATGGCAGCGCAATCGGCTGTTAACCGATTGGTTGTAGGTTCGAATCCTACCATGCCAGCATGGAAATGCATACAGACGATGAGTGTCAAAAATATTGGAGAGATGTATTCTCTAAACAATTAGAAGATGCTCATAGTGTATATTGGCCTCAAGAAACAGATGAAGATTTTAATAGATCAAAATGGTTTCGGGAAGGCATTAGATATGCTATGATGATAGTCCGTTGGGATTATACCGAATAGAAAAGAGATAAAATGAAAAAGATTTTTGTGGCCGCTGTAATTTCTATGGTGGCTTTAGTAGGATGCTCTACAAATTCACAACCTGCTCCAGTGGTAACAGTAACTGAGCAGGTTCCAGCACCGGACATTAATCAGAATGATGGAAATGTTTCTGGTGTCTCAGAATATGTTTCTTTTGTTAAAGAAAACGGTGGGGTCTATGCATCTTCAGCATCTCCCGGTGACCTTATTAACCTTGGGAATATTGTTTGTGAAGGATATGCAAACGGAATGTCTCAAAATGATATAGTAAATGCTCTTTCTTATGCCCTAGTTGAAAATAATATGGACAATGAGCAAGGTGCTAGATTTGCCGCTGCAATTATTGTTGGGGCAGAAAGATACCTGTGCAATGGAATGAGTGTTTGAGATGCCTCTTCATAATCAAATTATTCTTAACGGGTATGTAGAAAATCCAATCAAAAGCCCAGAAGATGCAATATCCTGGCTGTCTAGCCTAGTTGAAAAAATTGGAATGAAGATAGTGCAGGGTCCATTTGCATCATATGTGGATGCTCCTGGAAACAGAGGGATCACCGGAGCGGTGATGATTGAAACCTCTCACATTGCTTTTCATATCTGGGATGAGCAAGATCCGGCACTGCTCCAATTTGATTTATATACCTGTTCAACGTTAGACGCTGAATTGGTTATTAAAGAATTGAAAGAAAAAATGGGTCTTTTAACATATCAGTACATGGTGATTGAAAGAGCACACGGATTTAAGGTTACATCAACAAAATTAATGGTTAAGTAATGAGATTTTTAGGAATATCTCCCTGCCATGACTCTAGCATATGTATAATTAATGATGGCAATATTGAAGTATTCCTAAAAGAGGAAAGAATAAGCAAGAAAAAAAGAGACTATAGGCCAATACTTTCTTTACAAAAAGGTGTTGAAGATCTAAAAGAAGTAGAATCTTTTATATTTGCCCCTGCCGCAGAAGGATCGTATGATCAGTATTTTCAGGACTGGGTGCATATTGTTGGAAAATATGTTAATGTAAAAAATAATATTGATGCTTCAAGCCAACATCATTTGCAGCACGCAAGTTTGGCTTTTTATAATAGTGGATTTGAGGATGCAGCCATTATTGTTGCAGATGGTGCTGGATCATATGTAGATGGACTACAAGAATTAGAATCTATATTCTATGCATCTTATCCAGATAACTTCATACCAGTGTATAAAAATTTTGAAAAAAAAATATTTAACTCTTTGTCTAAACCATTAATTTTAAATAAATATCCAGACTGTGAAGTAGATTCTTTTGCTGGAATTGGTTTAGTCGGAATGTACTGTAGTGCAACGGGATTGATCGGAGAAAGTCCATTAGAAAATGGAAAAACCATGGGCCTTTCTGCCTACGGGGAAAAATCAAATATACCAAATTTTATTTTAAATAATTCAAACATAATAAACTCAAATTATTTTATTGACGTTGAAATAGAAAAAAATAATTCAATACCAATATATTCAAACTATTATTTTGTTAAAACAAAAAATATTAATGAAAAAAACTACAAATTATATGCAGATTATGCTTTTCATGTACAAAAACAAACAGAAGATGCAATGGAATTTTTAATAAAAAAGGCAGTGGAAAAAACTAATTGTAAGAATATATGCATAACTGGAGGATATGGATTAAATGTCGTTGCTAACTCTAGGTTTATTAAAAATTTTCCAGAAATAAATTTTTATTTTGAGCCAATTGCAGACGATAGTGGAAACAGCATTGGCTCTGCTATGCTGGCTTATAGAAAATTAACTAAAGATAAAACTATAAATAAAATTAATAATTTATTTTTTCACGGAAAAAATTATGATTTGTTGAAAGATGATACCCAAAAAATAGAAATTGCAAACATAGTAGATATTTTATTAGATCAAAAATCCGTCTGTATATATTATAAACTATCGGAGGCTGGCCCCCGAGCCTTGGGTCATAGGTCTATACTCTTTGACCCAAGAAATCTCAATGCAAAAAATTTAATTAATATTATTAAGAAAAGAGAATGGTATAGACCTTTTGCATCAGTTTGTCTAGAAGAAGATGCTCATAAGTACTTTTATTTAAAAAATAATGACGGATATAAATTTATGACAATAAATGCTGACGCAAAAGATATTGCAAAAGAAATACCTGGAGTTCTGCATGTTGACAACACCTGTAGGATTCAAATTATAGAAGACGAATCAGAGCCATTGTTTCAATTATTATTAGAATTTAAAAAAAATACCGGAGTTGGCGTTTTATTAAATACTAGTTTTAATCTCGCAGGAGAACCGTTGGTAGAAACACCAGAAGATGCTATAAAGACTTACAAGGAATCAAACCTTTATTGTCTATGGTTCCCTGAAATAGGTAGAGCAATGATAAAAAATTGACTTATATCCATATTTACTGTAAAGTAGAACAATGTTGCCGCCCAAGGAGGTTAATATGACGAAAAAAAACCAAATTGGTTCGATGATAGATTTGATTTCTGCTTTATCTTTGGCAGTTATTTTAATTATCGCACCAAGCATGGCGTATGCTAAGTCTGCGCCCTTGGCGGAGGATAAAAATAATATTTTTGTTACCGCTGATTCACTAGAAAGAAAAAAGGATAGAAAAAAGGTTTGGACCTTGCCGCTTAGATGTGATGCTGAGCAAGCAAAAATGTTATTTGACGCAGGTTTCACTAAACCTGGAATGTTGAGAGGTGCTTGGGCAATAACATGGAGAGAGTCAAAGCACCAATCGTTAGATGAATCTAGCAGATATTTTACTGGAGCGCTGGGTACTTGGCAAATTCAGACAAGTGCATGGTCTGGAAAGTCTTGGTGGTCCAGATCTAATATGCTAGACAAAAGCACTCAGTCTAGTATTGTTAGAAAATATTTTCTAAAAGATGGTATGTATCATTGGGGATACGGATATTCGTTCAAAACAGATTCCTGGTATGAAGATGCTGGAATGTATTATAATTTATGGGGATCTGGATTGACATATTCGTGGGTAATTAAGCCTTTTAATACGGGCTGGTCTCTATTTCCCAAAGAATGTACACCGAAAAAGGTATAAACTACATATTAGTTTATGCAGAACGACTGGTGACGGCGGGGGCAACACAATAAAATGTGCGGCAACGCCCCCGCCAAACCAACAATATACTTGGAGAATGAATGAGAATAGGTTTTCTTTCTACAGACTGGGGCGACCACATTGAAGGATTGCCTGGTGGTTGCACAAACATTAGAATGATGATTCCCGGAATTAATTTATCAAAGATCGGCCACGAAGTTATGGTTGGTGAAATTGGCTGGAAAGATGGAGAGGGGTTCGTGGCTGTAAAGCCAGTAGAAAGGTTAAAATATAAGAAAAACGGAGTCATTAAAAACTACAGCGAGGCATTTGATAGATTAGATGTAGTTATTTTAAAATTGTTTATGCATAAAGACGCTGCAAAATATATAGAACTTGCTAAAAGTTATGGACAGACTGTGATTATTGATACAGACGATCACTTTGAACAACTTCCAGAAGATAACCTCGCATTTAAAACTACCGATCCTAAAAATAATCCAGAGAATAATCGTGACCATCTTATTAAAACATACTCTGTAGCAAGTGGAATAATTGCTAGCACTAAATTTTTAGAACAAAGAATGTTGAAATATAATAAAAATGTTTATAGAGTAGGAAATTCATTAGATCCAAAAACATTTATATATAGAGTTGATAACTCTGGAAATAAACCAACAGTAGGCTGGGTGGGAATGATGGCTTGGAGGGTGGACGATCTAAAATGTGTTTCTGCCCCAATAAAAACATTTATTGAAAAAAATGATCTTAAGTTTCATCATTCTGGGATTATGTTGGATAAACCTCATTGGATAGCGGAGGCTCTTAATATAGATTCAGATAGGGTCACTGGTTTTACGGGCGCTAGACCGCAATACTATGGACACATATTTATGCCTATAGATATCGGTATCGTACCGCTGACACAAAATCAATTTAATGAGGCAAAAAGTAGTTTGAAGGGAATGGAGTATGCTCTATCTGGGATACCTTTCGTGGCGTCTGACACACAAGAATATCGTGATCTTGCAGATGCTGGCGCTGGCAGGATAGCAAAAACAAATAAAGATTGGTTGAAACATTTAAATGCTCTTCTAGATCCAGAAGTAAGATTAGAAGAGAGGCAGAAAAATTTTTCAGTGGTGGCAAATCAGTTTAATATTTATTTAGTTAAATATAAATGGTCTGAAGCAATTGAATTAATTCATATGAAGTCTAAGAAAGAGAAAAAGATTAATTTATTAACTGCGGTATAATATGATAATAGGAGGATGTTATGCCATACGATATTAGACAGAACTACCGTGGTAAGTCTGGATACTCTGTAGTGGGTCCAGATGGTACTGTTCGCGGAACTCATTCAACTAGGCAAGAAGCCTTAGATCAGCAAAGGGCGCTCTACGCCGCTGAATCACAGTCAAAGAAAATTAGTAAGGTTGATAATGGACTTTACTCACAGTTATCAGATCCAGAAAAAGAATTTCATGATTCTTTAGTTTCTATTGCAGAAAAATATGGACCTCTAGATAATGAGAGTACAGGAATATGGATAGGATATGAGACTGCCGCTCAAAATTCGGATGCCTCTATTGGAGTCAAATGCTCTAACTGCTCTTTGGTATATCAAAAAGATGATGGCTCACTGGGCTGCCAGATTCTCTCCTACAGCATTGAGGCGGAAGGAAAATGTAGGTTAGCAGTTATCCCACCAGGATATGTAAATTCTAATAAAGGTGTCTGGGGCGGTAGATTTCTGTGAGACTAGTTTCCACCCTAAAAGTAGTCAATTTATCTGACAACCCTGAGTTGTTTGAAGATGGAGAAATATATTTTAATAATGTAGACAATACTATTAGGATGGCATATTCTGGTTCCTGGGTAAACTTAATTAATGAAAGTAACTTAGAGTTTTCTTATGCAAGAAAAGTAGATTCAATAACAGACTCTAGTTCATCGTTTTCATATATGATTTTAAATAGCGATCAGAATTCAATATTACTTGCTAATTCTGCCTCCGCAGTTAATATTATTATTCCAAATAATAATACAGAAAATATAGATATAGGATCTTCAATAAAGGTTGTAAGAAGTGGTGCAGGTAGTGTACAATTTATAGAAGAGTCAGGAGTTATACTAAATTCTGCAGACCAAAATTATTTAACCGCTCAGTGGACCAGCATAGAGTTAGTAAAAATAAATACTAACGAATGGATTATTGACGGAGAGTTTCCAGATATCTACTAACTACGGAGAAAAAATGAAAATCCTTGTTTATGGAAATACTAAATTTTCTGATTATGATACTTATACCAGGGCTGTCGTTGTAGCGATTGATAATATTGTTTCTCAGTCCAACGATAACAAATTAGAAATTTATACTGCTGGTCCATATAAAATCAATCAATTCACCGCTGAGTTCGTTAATAAAACGGAAAATTTCTTTAAGCAAAAGGGAATTAGGTCAAGATTTTATAGAGTTCTTAAAAAAGAATTTGAAGAAAACTTTGACAATTATGACATTGATACTGTAGTATATTTATCAACAAAGAATGATCGCTCAGAAATTTTTGATGTGGTCATCTCTGAGGCAGAAAAAAACAATACCCCCGTCAGTATCTATAAGGTATAGGAGAATATAATGCGGTACATCAAAGGAGCAGGTCGCCATATCTAAGCGCGACCAGGCATATCTTTCAGTGGCTTTATATATGGCGTCACAATCATCTTGTAGAATGAAGCATGGCTCTGTAATTGTTAAGGGCGGAAGAGTTCTTAGTACTGGTTATAATAAAGAAAGAAATCATCCTACAAAAGTTTCTAAGGAACATATAAAAACAGATTGCTCTGTACATGCAGAAATAGATGCTATTAAAAAGGCTAAAGATGTTAATGGATCTACAATTTATATTGCAAGAGTAAATAGGCGTGGTCAGGCTAGGGATAGTCGTCCATGCGATAGATGTTATGATTCCATAATATCTAATGGAATAAAAAAAATTGTATATACAACAAGTGAGGAATAATGGATAGCAAATTTATTGACTATGATACCGCTCATAAAATAGTAGATGAGCAATCAAATTTATTTTGGGATGGCTGGACTATAATGGATTGGAAGCCATCTAGAGATGCATTCTACAAGAAGAATGGAATGTTTCGTAATGGTCGTTGGGGCACAGTAAAAAGGTATTTCCCCGGAATTAATGGCTGGAAAGTTCCTGTAAAATATGTGGATGAGTGAAGCGCTGTGCGCCGGAACAGACACTGAAAGATACTTTGACAAGTATGAGAACGATTCTGAGATAGCAAAAGAAATTGATAGAATGTGTTTATCCTGTCCCGTAATTAAAGAGTGCTTTGAGTCAGGTGTTAAAACAGAATCTTACGGTGTATGGGGTGGAATATTCTTAAATGAAGGAAAGTTAGATAATGTAAGAAACTCTCACAAAAGTAATGAGGTATGGACAAGAGTTCTTAATCTTATAAAAGACGGAGAAGATAATGATTGATCCAGCGATATACAAAGCAATAAAGCAAAACAAGGCTCCATATAATATTATTGTAGATATTGTAGAAATGCCTGGATTTATTGCCTTCAGGGTATATGAAAATGAAATTATGGCTCTGTCTAATGAAAAACAAATGATGGTAATGGAATATCTCTTTAAATTAAAAAAGATAGTTAATGATTTTGGAATAAAATGTGATTTTCAAGGAGCACCTGGCGACCCGCCGAGGAGCATCTGATGGGAATAGTGTGGATAGAAAGTGAAAGATGCTGGGGGGAGGTAATTCAAAGGCATGTTGCATTTTCTTTAGTATCCTTTTTTAAGGATGGAATGATACATGAAGAAATAATTGAGAATGAAGATCTTATTGAATTAAAAGAATTGGGTATTGATTATGAATCACAGTGAGTCTATATGCTTTGACGACATACTCCTTGTTCCTCAGCATAGCAAAATAGAATCTAGAAGAGAAATAAATATATCAATGTACGCTGGTGGACTTAGATTAGATCTGCCTGTCATTGCTGCTCCAATGGACACTGTTTGTGGTGATAAAATGGCAATTGCTATGGCAGAAAGAGGAGGCCTTGGAGTAATCCATAGGCATCAAAGTTTAGACAACCAAGTATCTATGATAAAAAACGTATCTGATAGAGGATACAAAAATGTTTTCGGGTCCGTGGGAATTAACGGAGACATGATTTTAGATGCTAAAAGGATAATAGATGCTGGTGCCTCAGGGATATGTGTCGATGTTGCAAATGGACATAACGCTAGGACCATTGAAGCAGTTAGAATACTCTCTAATGAGTTTGATACTCATATAATGGCTGGAAATGTTTCTACCGGAGAGGGGTTTCTAGATCTTGCAGAGGCAGGCGCTAATAGCGTTAGGGTTGGTATTGGAGGAGGATCTATGTGTACGACCAGAATCGTTACTGGGCACGGTCTTCCGACACTACAATCTATTATTGAAGTAGAAACTGCAAGGGCCTCTAATAAGGTTAACTGTGCAGTGGTTGCTGACGGAGGAATCAGAAACTCTGGGGATATGGTTAAGGCGTTTGCTCTTGGAGCAGACTTTGTTATGGTTGGGTCTATGCTTGCCGGAACTAATGAATCTCCGGGAGAAATAATTGGAGATAAAAAGATTTTTAGAGGAATGGCGTCACGATCAGCACAGAATGATACAAGGGGGTATGTGTCTGTTGTAGAGGGGGCAGAGACAACAATACCAATGAAGGGTCCTGTTGGAGCAATCCTAGAATCTATTTCTGGCGGTATAAGAAGTGGTTGTTCATATTCTGGTGTAAAAAGATTATCAGACTTGTGGATGTTTGCAGATGTTAGAAGAATTTCTGCAAACAGTGTGTCAGAGAATGTACCTCACGGGGCCAAATAATGTTTAAAAAAGATCCCGTTAAATATAAACAGCCTCAAGAATATTACTGCAGTAACCTATATTGTTTTAATGAGTCAGCAGATAACAGCCCGTTGAGATATCTTTTAACGGACGAGGCTTATAATAATTTATCGGACTTTTATTGCATCGACTGTATAATAGAGGGGCTATGGAAAAATTAACAAAAAACTGTTTAATATATCACCACTGCTGCCTAGGGGATTTAATATATACATATAGTGTTGCACAAAAATTAATAGATGATGGTTATACAGTCTATTGGCCAGTAACAGCAAACCATGAACTTCTTAACGAATATCTAAAAATGGATGGACTGGTTTGGTGCCCAGAAGATGGTAATTATCCAATGGCAGAATTTTATAAACAAAAAGAAAGCATTGATTTTCCTAATGGAGACAAATATCTAGCACTGATGCCAGAGGCAGATGCAATTAAAATGCCAACATACAGCATGTCAAGTAGGCATTTTTGGGCTAAAGAAAAACTTGGAATTGAGTTCGGAGACTTTAGAAGAAAAGTAAATATTAATAGAAATCTAAAAAGAGAAAAAAGTTTAATTGAAGAATATAATTTAAAAGGTGATTATATTTTAGTAAATGACATATTTTCCTTTACTCATAAAGTAAAAATAGAAGTGCAGTCTGACTTGCCTATACACTATATGTATGTAGAGAAAGATATTCAGAACGGATTTCACATATTTGACTGGATACTTGCTATGCAAAATGCTAAAGAAGTTCATGTGGTTCATAGCGCATTCGCATATCTAGTAGATAGATATTGCAATAGAAATAAAATATATTTATATGAAAGACAAATAATGAATGATCCAAATTCTGGATATGATTATCATCAGTCTATCGGATGGGTATTCAGAAACCCAAATTGGATTCTACGATGAAAAATAAAAATTGTTTGATATTCCAGCCAATAGGTCTTGGAGATATAATTTGGGTGCAACCGATAGTTAATAAGTATATAGAAGATGGATACACGGTCTACTATCCTGTTAATGATTTTTACTTTGAACTGGTAAAAGAATATATAAAAACTGACGGACTAATTTGGGTAAGAGAGTCCGACGACTTTCCCATGAGAAAGTATCTTGGCCATGAGTTAGCGGCGAAAGAAGGTGAGGATATATACATACCTCTCACATATTCAGACTGTTATGCAAGAACCGGCCCTATGATTGCAAAATATTTTTATACAAATACTCCAGCAGGAGACTGGAGAAAAGGCTTTGAGATAAAAAGAAAGTTAGATAAAGAAAAAGAATTAATTGATAAGTACGAACTGCATGGAGACTATATTATAGTAAATAATTATTATCATCAGCCTCCCAATTCAAATTATAAAGAGATAGTGATAGAATCGGATGTTCCCATTAAGAGAATGTCGTATACAGAAGATAAATCAAACGGGTTTACCCTTTTTGATTGGATAAGTGCTTTGGAGAATGCGAAGCAAGTTCATACAGTAGGGACATCAGTTTCCTATCTTGTAGATAAGTATTGTATAGATAATGAAATATATTGCTATGAAAGAAGAATGCAGGGGCAGGACAGGACATATCACGAAGAGATACATCTTGTCCATAGAAACCCTAACTGGATATACATGGATTGAGGTAAAATGAAAAAGGCTTTAGTTACTGGAATAACTGGACAGGATGGATCATATCTTGCCGAACTGATATTGGAAAAGGGCTATGAGGTCCATGGTATTAAAAGAAGATCTTCTTCTATTAATACGCAAAGAATAGATCATTTATACAATAACCCAAATCTTAAATTGCATTACGGAGACTTAACAGACTCTTTATCTATGGTTAAACTCGTTGATGAAATTAGACCGGACGAAATTTATAACTTGGGGGCACAGTCCCATGTTCAGGTGTCCTTTGAAACTCCTGAAAATACTGCGAACTCTGATGCTCTTGGCACATTAAGATTGCTAGAGGCAATACGATTATTAGGGCTAACAAACAAGACTAAGTTTTACCAGGCGGCTACGTCAGAACTATATGGACTGGTACAAGAAATACCTCAATCAGAAACAACTCCTTTCTATCCAAGATCTCCTTATGGTGTAGCAAAACTTTATGCTTTTTGGATAACAAAGAACTATAGAGAAGCCTATGATATGTTTGCCTGCAACGGAATTTTGTTTAACCATGAGTCTCCCAGAAGAGGAGAGACTTTTGTTACTAGAAAGATTGTATTAGGTCTCAACGCTATCTCTCAGGGAAGACAGGATGTTCTTAGACTGGGGAATCTAAATGCGTTAAGAGATTGGGGGCACGCAAAAGATTATGTTAAAGCAATGTGGTTAATGATGCAGCAGCCAGTCCCAGATGATTATGTTATTGCTACTGGAACAGAATATACTGTAAAGGATTTTGTAGAAAGATGCGCCCCTTACTTTAATATGGAAATAGAATGGAGAGGCGAAGGCGTAAATGAGTATGGTTATGACAAAAATACTGGTAAAAAGGTCGTGGTTGTAGACCCAATATATTTTAGGCCAGCGGAGGTGGACAGGCTAATAGGAGATCCTTCAAAGGCTAAGAGAGATTTGGGCTGGAGTCCAGAGTACTCTTTTGATGATCTAGTAGAGGATATGTGTAAAAATGGAATATAATTCATCGATATATGTTGCTGGTCATAATGGACTAGTAGGATCTGCGCTAATAAGAAGACTTAATTCAATGGGTTATAGGAATATCATTACTGTAGATAAGAACAGGCTTGATTTAACAAATCAGTTGGAGGTAAAAAGATTCTTTAATATACAAAAACCAGAGTATGTTTTTCTAGCAGCAGCCAAAGTGGGTGGAATTAACTATAATAAAATGTACCCCGCAGAATTCATTCATGACAATATAGCAATTCAAAATAATGTCATCCATTCAGCATGGGAAAGTGGTACCAAGAAACTTCTTTTCCTTGGATCGGCGTGCATCTACCCAAAGGTAACCCCACAACCAATTAAAGAGGATTACCTTATGACTGCGCCGCTAGAGGAAACTAACGAAGGGTATGCAATTGCCAAGATAGCAGGACTTACCATGTGTAAAAAATATAACTATCAATATGGATTTAATGCTATTTCAGTCATGCCAGCAAATCTTTATGGTGTTAATGATAATTTTAATTTAAATGAGTGCCACGTCATACCTGCTATGATAAGAAAGTTTTATGAGGCAAAAGTAAGTGGAAAAGATGAGGTTGTGCTATTTGGAGATGGCTCCCCGACAAGAGAGTTTTTGCATGTAGATGATCTAGCCGATGCTTTGGTATTCTTGATGAATAACTATGACAGCCCGGATCACATAAATGTTGGATCTGGCAGAGAGTACTCAATTAAAGAATTGTCCGAAATAGTTTCCAAGGTCATAGGATATACTGGTAAAATTACATGGGACACAAATATGCCTAATGGAACTCCTAGAAGAAAGTTAGATGTTTCAAAACTAACAAACCTTGGATGGAGTCCGTCCATAGATTTAGAATTTGGTATAGATGATACATACGGATGGTTCTTGGAGAATAATGAGTAAATATAGTTGGCCTTTGATGAAGGACACAGTAACTTTTTCGGAAAGATTTAAGATTGCTAAGTTTGCCCTGACCACAAAAAAATTTACAAGAGGAGAGCAATGCCTCGCATTTGAAAAGGAGTGGAATTCCTGGCTTGGGTCAAAACATTCTTTATTTGTGTCTTCAGGTAGCACGGCCAACTTTCTTTTAGTGGCGGCTGTTATGGAAAAGTACGGACTGAGGCCAGGAGATAAAGTAGTTATCCCATCTTGCACTTGGGTAACAAATGTCTCCCCCATTCTACAGTTGGGTCTTGAGCCAGTATTCTGTGACATAAATCTAGAAAACTTTTCTTTTAGTGAAGAAGCATTAAAGAAAACTGCAAGGAATCATCCTGGCATAAAGGCTATTTTTGTTACGCATCTGCTTGGATTTCCAGCAGACAACAAAATGGTCAAGGAGGTTTTCCCTGATGCCATAATAATAGATGATGTCTGCGAATCCCACGGAGCCGTTGATGATGAAGGTATAAAGGTCGGGGCTAATTCTGTAGGTGCAACCTTTAGTTTTTATTTTGGACACCATATGACCACCATAGAAGGTGGGATGATAAGTACTAATGACACTGAAATGTTTGATTTAATGTTGATGAAAAGAAGTCATGGGATGGCAAGAGAGTCACAATTTTTTAAGGAATATTCTGCCAAATATCCAAACTTATCCCCACAATTTTTATTCATTACAGACGGATATAACTTTAGAAACCATGAGATACCAGCACTACTTGGGCGCAGCCAGTTGAATAAATTAGATGAATCTATAAAGATAAGAAGAAAGAACTTTGATGGCTTTAAGGATATAATGTCTCGTCACGAAGACAAATTTTATCCGATATATGAAAATCCAGGGAACAGTAGTTTCTGCTTTCCAATTATTTCAAAATCCCAGGATACTAAAATGTCATTGGAGAATCTTTTAGGAAAAAATAATATAGAATATAGACCTGTGGTTGCTGGTAATCTTCTTAGACACCCCTTCTTGTCTGGAAGGGAAATGGTCTCTGCAAGGTCAGAGAGCAACGCTGATGTTTTAAATAGCCGTGGCCTTTATATAGGAAATAATCAATATGTTAATGATAAAGATTTGAATATTTTGGAGAAAATATTAAATGAGTGTTAGCATTCCCGTATCTATAGGGGAGTTATACGATAAAATATCTATTCTAGAAATTAAAAAGGAATATACAGACTCGTTAAGCAAGTTAGAAAATATTAACAAAGAACTTAAACTTCTTAATGAGATAGCAAATAGTCTAGATATCCCAGAACATTTTAAACAACAACTTTATTATATAAACAAAAAGTTGTGGCACATAGAGGACGATATCAGAAAGCACGAAAAGGAAAGAGATTTTAATGAGCAGTTTATTCTTTTAGCAAGAATGGTTTATATGTATAATGATACAAGAGCAGAGATAAAAAGAAATATAAACATAGCCTGTGGATCAGGAATAATAGAAGAAAAGATATATTAATTATGGATTTAGTTCTTTATAACCATTATCACAACGGTGATATATTTGCATCAAAGGGTTATGTCGCGGACCTTATTAAAGAATTTAAAGGGTTTAATGTAATATACCAGCATTATAATTCCCCAAAATTATTAAATGATCTAAATATATCTTTTGTATCTTTAGAGATTCCTCTTGGAAATATGCAGGACAGAATAAAGTATTTTATAGAAGGCAATAAGATTTTTGTTAACACTTGGATTGGAAATTATTTAAACCCTTCTGTAGGAGTAAACTGGCCTACTTACCACTCTATGTTTAAAGAAATATATAAATTTATTTCCGATCAGATAGATAGAAACTTAGATTTAGGACCGATAGAATACTATATACCGGAAATAAATTTTGATTACTTTGATGTACCTGATATAAATATTCCTAGGGAATCAATAATAATTTCTAATGGTCCGGTGATGTCTGGACAATCTTCTCTTTCAGATCTTAATCCTTTAATAAACCAGATACTAGAAGAAACTGATTATCATATTTTTCTTACCCACTTCGCCCCATTCAATCATGACAGAGTTCATTATACTAGTAATTTGATTGAGGCAAAAAATGGTGATCTTAATGAAATCTCTTGGATCGCAAGCCAATGCAAATATTTAATAGGAAGAAATTCTGGACCATTCTGTTATATGCATACAAAACAAATATTAAATGACCGGAAAAAAACTTTGATATCTATAGGTAATAAAGAAGAAGATTCTTTTATTTATGGAATGGAATTGCCTTGCAGGAGCCTGTACTTTGATGACGCAGATATAGGAAATATAATAGGAGTCCTTAGTGCTTAGATATAAAGTTACTGGAATGACGTATGATGAATATGCAGTAGACATATTTTCTAGAATAGAAAGACATCCAGAGAAACTAGTCCCGGTCTTTGATGACACAGAAGTAGATATCATGTTCTATGTTGACGATCACATACTCTCCTGTGAATCTTATGATAAAAAAAATTATGGCTGGCTAACAGAATCTGCTGGCATAGTTCCCTGGATATATGAAAAATTTGCTAATATGTATGAAGGCGTAATAGATAATTATAACTATGTTTTTAGCCATAGCAGAGAACTGGTAGAAATGCACGAAAAAATAAAATGGATTCCTGCCAGCGCCACTTGGATAAGAAAACCCAAGATATATGTAAAAACTAGAAATTTATCCATGGTTACCTCAGCAAAGAATTTTTGCAAAGGACATTCATCAAGACTGGAGTTCTTATCTAAGAATAAAAATAAATTAGATTTATATGGCAATGGATTTCATCCCATAGAATTTAAGGAGGACGGTCTTAAAAGATATATGTTCTCTGTTGCATATGAAAATGCATACTACCCTGGATATTTTACAGAAAAGATATTAGACTGCTTTGCTACGGGCACAATACCTATTTATAGGGGAGATCCAGAAATAGGTAAAATATTTAATACTGACGGCAT